TTGCGGATGTCGCCGTTGAATAACTCAACGAACTCTATCTCACGCACTCTGGCAAAATTAGCAGACTTACTAAGCCTTGCTTCGGCTTCATTAGTAACGTTAGTAGGCATATTGTTTTCCTCCTATGAAAAATTTTTATCTGAATAATTCAATGTTCTCCGCAATAGCCTTACGTCTTTCTTCGCCGTCCTTAATCGCCATAATCTGCTCTTTAGTCATTGAAGCGTAAACGCCTGTTTTGGCACGCGGAATTGATTTATACATTTCCTGTTCTTTGGCTAAAACTCTGTCGTCGATTATCTTTTTCTGAAGTTTGAAAAGCGTGTCGACGTCGTTATCAACCTGTGCGGTCGCTGCCGCAATAGCTGATTCCTTGTCATAACCTAAGTCCAGAAAACTCTCCGTAAATTTATGGATCGAGTTTTCTCGTTCCAACTCAGCTAAACGTTCATCACGTCTTGCTTCGGCTTCTGCCTTTTCCTGTGACGCTCTTTCCTGTTCGGATAACGTCGCATTGTACTTTTTCTTGTAGTCGGCAACATCTGAACTTGCCTTGTCTAAGGCTCTTTTCAGCTTTGCAATTTCAACCATCTGCTGTTGAATCGTGTCCTCTGCTGACGGGGTAGGCTTTTCATCAGCTTTAGGCGCTGATTCCGGCTTAACTAAGGTCTGTGTTGCTTCGTTTGTTGCTTCATTCGTTGTTACGTTTGTGTTCTCGTCCATAAAGATTTACCTATGTCCTTTCTGCGTTTAATTTGTTTGATAAGGCGCTTTTCTCTAAGTGCCAAAACATTTGCGCTTTGTAAGTCATCTCCGACTAATTTTTGTGCGGTTTTAACGTCCTTCTCTGGACATATAAAAAGGACACCCGAAAGTGTCCGTTGTTATTAAATGTATTTGACCTGGCATCTGCATGAAACCGTTTCCTCAGGATGACTCGCTCCCGTGGAAAACTCACTTGTCACATCTTTGGGGTAAAGCATCTGTGCCATACCGACATAAAAGTATGAGTCAATCGGTATCTTTGCGCCCTCTACCTCGATGTGTGTAGGTCGCACTCTGTCGTCATTGTAAGTAATCCATATTTTATGAGTCTTGCCTTGTTTCTTAGCTTCGACAAACTCAGCGCTGTTATAAAGCGTGTTGGCTTCATTCTCAGCTATGAACTGCGCCCTGTCCTCAGAAATCCAATACTTTGAATTTCCTGTATAGTCGTAATCATGCGGATACTTGGCAAGGTTTTCGACCGTGCTTTTATAGGTTTCGTTGACTAAGTCCATGATATATTTGTCTTTTTGTTCCTCAGACTCGAAAAACTCTGTATCCTCGACGGCTTCATATAGCGAATTGACAAGTTCCTGTTTCGTTCTAACCTCAGGAAGTCCGGCATCGACTAACGTAAAGAAAATCATTATCATGTCCTCAATCGTTATCGCTAATGCTTCTCGACGCCGTTTTTGTTCCTTTGTCAGTTCCATATCACCAAAATACTCGTAATATGGTAACGACCGCCTTTTCAGGATATTTATTTTGTCGAAGTTCTGAATATCAGCCATTTATGTTTGGACTCCTATCAATCTGATCCGTAATCCTGTCACTTGACAGTTCCGTATCAACTTCAAACTGATTTTCGCCCTGTATCTGTTCCTCACCGAAAGTTTTTTGCTGATACTGTTCTATGGTTTCCTTTGAACGCTCCCAAACCTGTGACGGATCGTCAAAGTAGTTAATACTCTGTATTGCGTCAAGTCCGTAAATGCCGTGTGCCAACATCGTTGCAAGGGCATTTGTCTTAACCGTCATTTCATAAGATTTCTGACGCTTAATATATGGCTTAACGTCGGCAAGTGTCAGATTCTTAATCGGCTCGTCAGACTTAATCTTTGCCTGTTTCTGTATTACTCTGAATACAACTCGAAGTTCAGCACACTTGCAAAGGTCCTGTATGTTTTCCTTTTTGCTTGCTGACGCTTCGGCAGCGCTCCATCCAGACGCATCCGACATAGCGATACCCGATGAACCGCCGGATGTATCGTTCCTCTGAGGAACATCACACTTGCTTAGTATCGTCTGTCGCTTGTTAACTATATTGCTTAACACACCGCTATAATTGTAATTTACAGTTAACGGCGTGATAAATGGCTTGTTGCCGTTCTGATTTGAATAGGTCTGCAACCATTGTCCGTTCTCAGGACGTTTGGTCTTTTCAACTGTTGAACCATCCTCTAACTCAACGGTTTCTGTCGGGAAGTCAACGTCATTTGCGTGCCAAACAGCCTGTGTGTTTTGATCTACGTCATTAAGGAAATCCGAATTAAGTAGGTTCAGCGCATCCATTTCTGGAATCTGACGTTCAAAACAACCCATCCTGTCATATGCTCTTATCCACTCGATAATCGGTATAACGCCTAACGGATTCGACCATTCATCAATCTCATTCTTGCTGTTTACGATATATCGGCTGTCTTTAGTAAAACAGATATACTGTGAATCGCCCTTTTCGTCTGTTCCTGTAAAGGTGACAGCAAGGATAATGCGGTTATCCGTGTAGTATGTACTTCTCACTACGAAAGTGAAGCGCGGGTCTAATACATCAAGCGTGAACGGACTCTCGCCTTCCTCATATTCGTCGTTTCTGTCGATATATGTGTATCCGACACCTGTAATCTCGACATATCTCGCAAGTTCCTGTTGCTTACCTCTGTTTCCGGCAAGTTCATAAAAGTCATTAAGTAGCGAAATAGCTTCGGAATCAACCTCTCTTGCGCCACGCTGAACTATGGTTATCGGATAACCCCAATCGTATCCGAGTTTAAATTCCGTAATCTGATTTGCGATATTGTCAATGTCCTGTATGTCTATCTCAGGACGTACCTTTTTCTCACGCGGTAAGAACTGATCGCCTTTTTCATAGCGAATCAGCTTTTCCATGTCAAAAACGTTACTCATATGCGCAGATTTTGCACTTGTCAGAATGTCTATTAAGTTTTCTCTTGTGACATACGGTTCTGACGTATAGATGTTTGCGCGTCCTAACCTTGTATCGTATATCGGATTGTAGACAACTCGTTCTCTTTCAACCATTACCAAAACCTCGCACCTGATGAAGTCGCCCTCTCAGGCTTATTCACTACCATTGTTCGTCTGCCCTGTGGCTCGAATCGGATGTATCTGTTACAATGTTTGCACTTGACAATCACATTCATCGTCTGATTCAGTTCGTATTTATAGATTTCGCTTGCACACTCAGGGCAATATACCGTTCGTTTCACTTAAACCTCTTTTCCCCATGAAAAAACCCCCGCACCATGCGAGGGTTCTGAGGGAGATTACTAAGATAGATTACATAATTCCACTTCTACTGACTTTATCAAATCACAAGAAATCAGAAATTTCAATGTCTTAAATGTCTTGTTATGTCTTTTTTGTCTTTATTTTTTATTTTTCTGCAAAAATATTGCCAAATTTTTTATCAAATTCGAGTAAAGCGTGTCCATGAAGCACATTTGCGTGTGACCGACTTATGTGCAATCTGTCGCAGATGAATTGCCAATCCTTTGACAGCACATATCGGAAAAACAGAATTACATAATAATCATTGTTTATCTCAGCCATTTCCTTAATCTGATTCTCAATTAAGGTCAATTTAATGCCATAACTTGTCAATTCTACACCGAGTCTGCCCTTTTTCTGTTCCAATCTGATGACTTGCTCACCTATCGGGTCCTTTACAGGTGATGTTTGGACACGATCATCGAATGACGGACTCTTAATGCTTATCATTTCGATGTCGATTGACTTTAAATGTTCCGCAATCGCCTGATAATTACGGTGTATGGTCTGATAACTCTGTAAATACTGTTTTGCTGTCATGCTAATCTTCCTCTCTGTCCTTTAAAACGGACAATCTATTACTCTTGCTTTTCTCTGTAATGTGTCAAACGTCTGTTCCGCTATCTGCGATATTGAATCAAGCGCATCATCATGGACGTTCTTGCCTATGGTTACATAGGTCGCCATTTCATTTAACGCTCGTTCGTACTGTGCATCACGCTCAAATATCATTACATCGTCGTTATATTCATCCTCTGTGTGTTTCGTACTGTCCAAAAATCTGAATTTCTGACGTATAACGCCCTCACACGCCTTGATTTTGTCCTCTTTGGATGCCATGTTAGGTGCTCTCAGACTTTCACAGCTACACAGATAGTTTCTCGACTTAAGTTCTTCCTGTACTTTGCCCGCATACAGATTACCGCCCGCATTTGCTTCAAATACGACTCGTTTAACACCGAATTTCATAATCATGTCAACGACACCTGGAACCGTTATCGGCACACCACTCGAATTGAAGTACCATCCGACTATGTATATGATTTCGTCCGTTTGGTCTTGCAATCCTATCGGCATTGATACTGAGTCGCCACCACCGAAAGCCACGTCGCAGCATACACGGAATTTATATTTGCGGTCTTTAGATAAAACACCGTTAAAGTAGCCTAATTCGTCAAGCGGAAGTAAAATACCCTCACGAACATACGGATTCTGCATGAACTTCGCTTGCCACTCAGCCTCGTTTCCGGCTTTTATCAGCTTTTCTTTCATGTCCAGATAATATTCCGTAGGAAACCCTTTGCCCTCAACGTCATAATCAAAGTTGCTCTCGTTATTTTCATTGAGTGCCGGAATCTTCCTGAAAACATAATCGGGGTTATTGCTATACATTTCCTCTAAGCGCTTAATCGGATCAAGAACATTCCACAAGGTTCCAATCATGATTTCTTTAGCGCCGTTATTTTTTCGGTCAACGCACTTGTTGAGATATTCCGAAAACGTGTCATTCATTCGTTTAGGTGACAAACTGTGCTGCCTATCTCTTACAAGGTCGTCTACAAACAGGTATCCATCTGAGGATATGTCTATCGCACCCGTCCATGTACCATCAATACCTCTAAAGGTAAATGTCGGGAAATCACCCTTAGTCGCAAGTGATATTGTCATCTTTTCGGCAGACTTGTCCTCGATAAACTTGATGTTCGGCTGAAAATACTGATATAGTTCCTCGAAACAATACTCAGGTGACGTTAACAGGTCGAGCATTTCCTTGTAAAAATGATCCGCGAGATAACCTGAGTGCGTACACATGGCACTATGGCTATATGGATGCCTTAGGCATATCCACGCGCCGAAAAATACCATTATCGTACTCTTGCCGACTCGCGAAGGCTCTGACAAGGTGTACATTTTCTGTGTTTTGCTGTCCTCTAAAGCCTGTAAGTCCTCAACAACTATGTGCTGCGTACACGCTCGCGGTTCATAAAACCGCTTTTCATAGTCGCGTTTATGCTCCATGTAGACTAAAAACGACTCAAAATACCAAAACGACTCTAATTTAACCGTGTCCCAATAGATTCCGCGCCATATCTCAGCCTGTTCTTCCTGTTTCGTTACCTGTCTGAGTGCCGTTTCCTTGATATAATCCGAATATTTCTTGTATTCGTCCTTGTTATCCGAATCGTTCAGAAACCCATGCTGACACACGGCAAACATATCACGAAAATCCTCTATATCCGCGATCTCTTTGGACTTTATCGACTCTATGACCGTCTTATACGCATTTTTACAATCTTTTCGCAAATAAAAAATGCCCCCTATACAAAAATAAGAAGCACCATTACGCTTGTTATCTACCCACCATCACGGATAGACCGAAAATCTATATTATCTTGAAACGACCTTTTTGCTGACTTCAGCTACGGTTACGCCGTTCGCCGATTTTCTTAACTCAACATCTTTACCGGAACTCAGCGCTTTCGCTATCTGCCCCGCCTTTTCTATGATTATCAGTTCAATCTTGTCCTTCGTCATAACTTTCCTCACAGCACAGAACCGCCAGAGCAATATCTAAACAGTTCTTTCGCGCATCCTCACTCTGACACTCTCCATCAGCATAATGAACGCATTGTTCAAAGTGACATTTATTTTCTCTTAAGTTTATTTCTAAATTTAACACATTTCTGTACCCGATCATCGAAATATACGTTGCAATCCCGTATCTTTGCCATCTGTAAGTCAAACAAATGCTGTTCTTCCCGAAACGCCTGATACTCAGGACACTTGCCATGACACCCTAATTCTCTTTTCTCACAATCTTTACATGGTGCTTTCGGTCGCATTTCTTTTCCTCACTCTTAGGGGTTACGCCCTGTTTCGACATCTAAGCCGCTACGTTAAATGTCACGCACAGGGCAAGCGCATTGAGAAGGTATTTGGTGAACTCACGATGACAGTAAGTTCAAATCCCTCGCGGGGTCTTTGACACCCCTTTAATCAGCGACTTCACGCTACGAGGTTGAAAGGTAACTAAATATGACACACGCTTAATGGTCTTTCATATATCCTACAACTGACGCTAACATGAACATCATACATATGTCAGCTATCAGGTTCAGAATCAGTATTACTAAAATCGCTACTAACATTAGCTGATTTTTCTCCTTATCACACTCTTACATCGTTTACACACATAAACGATATATGTCATGTCCCCTTTGGTGCGCTTATAACATTTCGTTTCCTGGCATCCACAATTAGGACATTCGTTCTCTTTGATCTCTCGCATATTTACCACCCCTACACCTAACACGCCTTATTCTCTTTAGAACCCTACACCCCGAATTTCGTCGGGTACGAATCTACTTAACATCCTTTTCCGGCATCGGAACTTTATATCCCTCTGTGCAATATGTTATTGCCTGATATGTTACTGTGGGTATCTCTACATCGGGATTTAATGTGATCGTTATATCTATGTTCTTTACATTATCGCTATAACAATTTAGCATATCCTCTAAACAACTCTTTAGGTGATGTCTATATATTTCTATTCTCGATTCGCTTTCTTTAATCATACCCTTCTCCTTGTCGTTTGGGGATTTTTTCATTTTTGCAAACTTGAGGGGTTTCCCCCGCCGAGATAGTTAGACGCATATAACACCTGTACGGGTTGTTTAACGACTTCATACGGCCCCGGCTGAGGTTTTCCAGGTATTATGCAAAATGCACAATGTATAAAGACTATACCCGTTATACAGACGTTAACCGTCGTTTTTATCCAAACGCAGGCGGCCAGTGCGTTCAGAAGGTATTAAATACACTGTATTTTGCGTTATTTGTGCGGCCTGATTAGCGCTCCATCTGAGGCCGGCTTCAATATCATTATTCGCAACCGCAACCGCACCCACGGGGCCGGCATCCTTCAGATGATCCACAAGGGACCGCGTATTATAATCTTGTATTTTAGCTAATAATAACCGTTTAGGGTTTAACAAATCATTATCAGAAGCACACCACAATTTAATTGTACTGTAAGAAATACCGGAAAATATAGAAAAACTAAATAAACCTAAAGCTTTATTAAAAAAACTACAAACATTTATAAAAGTATCAATAACAATGTTTAGCTGATCTATGTTATCATAATCAATTAAAGAAGCCTGATTATTATATAAATTATGATCCGGTTTAAATAGATTATTATAACAATAGCGCAATATATTATTTACTTCTGTATGTTTAATGTTAGTTCTAACGTTATAGTTATATATATCTATTCCGTATATATCACAGTATTTTTTAATAGTTTGTTCTACCTGATCTTGTATCGTGTCCGGGTTTATGAAGTTGTATTGCGGTTTAGGTGCTTTTTTTGTATTCATAATACATAACCATAAAATAAAATAATCAATTTATCAGATGAAATAATTATATATTCATAACTGCCCTGCGGCAGTTGTTCTAATTGTTTATTCAATACAATATATAATAATATCTGATGCCCTGCCGGGCGTGTTCTATGCTTTACAGGTACCACACCGGCGGCCGGTTGTAAAGGGGCCCTGCATAAAGTTTATATATAAAGTTTATGCAATTGCATATATGTTATATATAAAGTTTATGCAAAATCAGAAAAACCCCGGTTTTATAGCCTGATATAAAACCTGCTGATCCGGGTTAAAAAATAGCCTGCTAACGCAGCCGGGGTTTTTACCTGAGGCGGGGCTGCTGATCTGAGCGCACAAAAAAAGAACGCCCGCGGGCGTTCTTTTCGTTTACTTTTCGTTTTCCTGATCTGAGGCCGGCTCCGGGTCCGGGGTCCACTCTAAAAGGGCTCCCGGTTGTTTTTTTAGCATATTACAAATAGCATTTAATGATTTTATTCCAGGAACCCCGCCCTGCCTGATTTGCTGCAGGGCGTTTTCACCTAATAATTTATTATTTCTAATAATACTTGTGTTATATCCTTTTTCTTTTAATGCCTGCATTACATCTATTTTAAATTTTATCATATGGAATATAAAACCCCCTTTAATTTTTGAATAATATTATCACATTTTTTCTAATGTAACAATAACATTTTTTATAATGTATCTGAAAACATTATATTCAATGTAACAATATTGTAACAATTTACATTATTTATAGTGTAATTTATACAATAAAACTACATTATTTTTAGTGTAATTGTATATTGACTTTTACATTATTTATAATGTATTATGTGTACAACAAGTTAACAAGTAGTACATAGGCACGGAACGCGCCGCCCGCGCTTGGTATGCGGCAGACAGTCCAAAAGTTAAACAATGGCCTTGTAGAAATGCGGTAGTAAGTCAAGGGAGGTTTAACATTACACCATAGGCCCCGGCAAAGTAACCGGAAGGCAAAACCCCGGGGCGGCCGTACTACTCAAAATAATTATAAAAGGAGGATCAGAAAATGAAAACTAACGCCGCTTATACAAACGAAATTTTAGCCGGTTATTTAATGAATAATAACCGCGTAAACGTGGAGTCACTTGCAGATAATATCTGGATCACAATGTACCACGACCGCCGCACAAATGAAGAAGCCATACACAACACCCGCCGCAAGCCGCGCAGCGTCGCAATTGAAGGCCTTATGAACTGGATAAACTTAAACCTGCCCTATTACGGTTATGAAGGCTTTTATGCAACAAACAAGCAGGTTATGAAGTTTGACAGGGAGCACGGCGGCAGCCTGGAAGAAGTTCTGGATGAACTCGAAAACTGGATCATAGCTGAACGCAACGAAAAATAATATCAAAAGGAAGGAAGGCCCCCGGCACGGGGGCCGCAGGTGTGAAAATATGAAAAATGCAAGTCAGATAAAAAAAGACTATATGAAAACTATTGACAGGATAAAAGCAAATGAAGCAAAAATTGACACTTTGTCGCAGGCTGATGAAATACGCGCCGCTATTCAAGAAAAAGACATTGCAAAGTATAAAAACTTATGCACCGCGCGCAAAGAAAACGACGACAAAATAATAAAATTGTCTGAAGCCGTTTATCTGGATAATATCGCCGCAAAAATTCTGAACGAAAATTTAAAGGCCGCCGCAGTTGCTGAGGTTTTGCCGGTTATATCTGAGGTTTTGACAAAATACAACGGCAAGCCATACGGCGAAAAGACTTCTGAAAAGATCAGAACCGAACTAAAAAACAGAACCGGCTATTATATAACTTTTCACGGCGAAAAAATAACCATATACGATGCAGCTATACAGTACAACCGCGAAGCCCTGATATATACAGGATATAACACGCCGGTTATAACAAACGAAAATAAGATTGACGCAGGAGCCCTGGAAAACGCCCGCAACCGCTATAAATACGCAGAAAACCCTGCAGCGGAGGCAAAAAAACTTGTAAAACTATACAACAAGGCCCGCGCCGCGTATGAAGAAGCGAAGGAAGCGCTGAGTGCATACAACACCGCCGCACCTGAAAACTTGTATAAAGAATTGCGCAATAACTATTTACCGCACACCATTTTAACAACTTATTAAAGATCACAACACCCCGCAGCAACACCGGGCAAATACAAAAAGGCGTTCACGGCGCCGGCGGGGTTTTCCTGAAAAATAAATTATAAATTAAAAGGAGGTAACACTATGGGAACTATAAATTATAACAAATCAGATTATATAACAATGGGTATAAACCCCGGTAAAGTCTGGGATATACAAAATGATCCGGAGGTTATAGCTGAGGTAAAGGAAAGTATAAAGCCATACGGCGGCACTTTTGAAAATGCTATGAATGAATACATAGAAAATATTTTTGCTGAATCATTTGATGAAATAGAAGCCATTTTAAATAAATATAGCTTTTATTATTATCATATAGCATTAAAGCCGGGTTATTATGAAGGCTTTTATCTGGATATTGAAAACAATTTTTGTATATGTTACGACACGTGGCAAGACAAACGCGAAGCGCAAAAAGAGATCACACAAATCAAAAAACTCCTTCATGAACTAACCGCCGCCGGGCTTGTGGCTTGTTTTCCTGGATGGTGCACGGGTTATGCAACACCAAACGAAACGCGCGCCGCAATAGATAAAGCTATAAAAGAAATGCGCGGGGAGGCTGAGTTTACGCCCACATGGTTAGTATATAACCGTTTTGAATTTCCATTTCGTTAGAAAAAAAGGAGGGCTATATTATGAAAAACTATATTATAACATCATACAAGGGCCCCCGGTTAGTTTTAACACCGGCAAGCGCTGAGGCGCTGAACAAATACCGGCCGCGGGGCTGCCCTTTTGAAAATTATACAATGTTGGACTTATTAAAAGACTTTGCAAAAATGGATTCCTGGATATTAGAAAAAAACAAAAAGTATAACATTTTAGATTTTTTGGACCTGATAACAGATATAAAAGCCCGTGTTTATAGGGCCGGTTTTGAGGAACTTATAACGGAGTAAAGGAGGCGCGGTATGAAAACAATTATTTTAATAACGGCCGCTTGCCTGATCTTAAAAAAAGCCGGTTTTATACGGGAGTTGCTGAGGCGGTGCCGCTTTAAAGATGAAGCGCCGCCGGGGTATTATCAGAAGCCAAACAATGAAGCCACGCTGAGAAAACAACGGGAAGCGGCGGTCCGGTACATACTAACCCGGCAGGGTTATGAATACATAGAAACAATAAATTATATGCCTGATGAAATGCTAATATCAATTATAAATGAGTATAGGCCGTAAACAGTAAATACAATATAACGCCGGTGCAATACCGGCGGCGGCTATTCCGGGAGGCGTTAACATACCCGCTTCAATCAGTTGTTAACCGTGGTGCAGCATACGAAACAACTGCAAAACAAATAAAAAAATTATTATATAGGAGGGCTTTATTATGGCAGCTTTAAATATTAAAAATATTATTTATTCATATTTACTTGATAACATGATACTCGAAAGAACTTTAAAAATTCATTATATAACCGGCACCGGTTGCGGTGATTTTGTTATAAATGATTTATGGCAGTTTTTTCCGGTTGCACCTGGAAAAATGAAAATATTAATAGATATAATCAGAAAATCGAATAACCCGCAGGAGCCGGCTGAGGCTTTATATAATTATTTAAAAGGTTGTGCAGATTATTTAACCACATTACGCGATAAAAGCGCGGAGCAGGCCTATAATGACACGGAAAAAAGCAACACCGCGCAGCTAACAAATGAAATAAAAAGATATATTGCAAATATTGACGCGCTGAGCGCCGCCTTCAAACTTGAAGCCGTGACAGATAAAAACGCCGTTAAAATGACAAAACAGGAAGTTTTAACACTTAAATATGATCCGGCCGGCCGTGCATATAAAGCTGAAAATCACACCGGCAAGCGCTTTATAAAAGGCAGTGTTGTATTCCACGTTTACAAGGTTAACAGACTAACATATATTATAATACCCTGCGCCGGGCTGCCCGTCGTAACTTATGAAGGCGCTATAAATGCCGCCCCGGAATATATAACCCCGGAATTATTAGAAAAAATTAAAACATGGAATTTTACAGAACCAAACGCGCGGCTTCTGGATGTTATAAAAACCGCTGAAAACATAATTATAAATAATGATATTTACTTAACAGAACCGGAGCCTGCTGAGGAAGTAACGAACGCCGCGCCGGATCAGATCATAGAAAAAACCACGGCACCCGCACCAAAAACAGAACCCGCCGCAAGTCCTGAAAACGACACGCCCGCACCCGCTGAGGTTGCACCGGCTATTATAGACACGGCAAAACAGGCGCCGCCGGTATATATTGCGCTTGTATATTATGGATGTATAGCCGCCGCACGCCGTAAAACAGGCATAAACGGCCGTTATAATAACAACCGGGTAAAAGCTGAGGCAAGCCCGGAAAAAGCGCAAAACGGGCCGCAGGGCGCCCTATTCAATACAGGCCGCCGCGCTACAATAACGCGCTATAACACCGCACACCGTGCCGCCCTGGAATATTTAAACGCGGGTTATTATATCAGACACGCCTGCGGGCGCCTGAAAACGTGCAAAAAATTATATTTTGATACAAGTTAAAACGCGCCCGGCCTGCTGAGGCCGCCGCAATTAAAACGCCTATAAACACACTTTTAAGCAATTATTATTAAAAGTATTCCGGAATACAAAAAGCCCCTAAAAAGGGCCGCAAAACGCCTTATAAACATATATAAACCCGGCGCGCCCGCTGAGGCGCCCGGAATAGGTAAAACAGGAGTTGTTTATTATGATTTATGATAACTTATATATAAAAACCGTGTGCGCGCAGCGCGGTTATATGCCTACTACATACGCAGTTTTTAACAATAAAGAATTATTATATATATTTTTGACTAAACAGGAAGCCCGGCAGTATATAGAACGCCTGAAAACAGGCGCGGCCGGATCAGAAAACACCGCAGCCCCTGGAATATAAAAACATACCGCACCGCCGGCGGTATAATCTGAACAAATAAAACGCGCGTTATATAACGCAATAAAAGCCGGTTATATAGCCGCCCTATATAAAACACCTATTAAATAATAAAAGCCGTTAAAACGGCCCCTGCGGGCCGTGAACGGTAAAAAGATCATATAAAACCCGCTGAGGCTGGAAAAACTGATCCCGCAGGGGTTATTCCAGCGGCCGCCGGTTTTATGCGGAGGTTAACACAATGAAAACAGATATTATAATATTTATACTTTGCGCGGCTGGAATTATACACCCGCAACAAATAAAGCGACGTTTACAAGCCGTTTTTAGCGCTTTAAACGTGCAACCGGTATATAATAGCCCCTATAATATAAAAGCCGTAAAAATGGCATTTAAACGCGTTATAATGCCATATAAAAAGCCCGCAGCCCTGCCGGCAAAACAGAACGCCCGCCGGCCGGCGCTGATCCTGCCCGCGGTCCGGTGCGGCATCTGTTTACATAAAATTTTGGTCTAACCCGTTAAACCACCGAAAAAATTTTTGGTGTGTGTGTCATTTTCGGAAAATCCCAACCGCTTGACAGGGGAGGTTTCTATATACGGAAAAAAATTTTTTCAAAAAAAATATTTTTTTCTACCACATAATTTTGATATAAAATGTCAGAATTTTAACATTTTTATATATGCAAAAAATTTGGTGTGTGTGTCGATTTTACAAACGCTAATTCCCGCGACAGGGGAGATTTTCAGAAGGGAGATTGAATTATGAAAAAATATATCTATATCAGAGTATCATCAAAAGATCAAAACGAAGCAAGACAGTTAGTGGACGCCGAAAACCTGGGAATCCCTGAGGAAAACATCTTTATGGATAAGCAATCTGGAAAAGATTTTGAACGTCCTGAGTATCAAAAAATGGTATCATTACTTCAGGAAGGCGATATAGTATATTTCCACTCTATCGACCGTATGGGACGTTCTTACGATCTGATTATTGAGGAATGGAACCGGATCACGAAAGAGATTAAGGCCGATATTGTCATCCTGGATATGCCCCTGCTTGACACAACCACTAAAAACGCCGACTTAACCGGCAAGTTTATAGCTGACCTTGTATTACAGATACTATCCTATGTAGCGCAAAAGGAACGCGAAAACATACGCAAAAGACAGCAGGAAGGCATAAATGAAGCCCGCAAAAATGGAACTTACAGGCGAATGACCGCAACTGATGAAGAATTTTTCGAGATAAAGGAACTTGTTGACGCCGGAAAAATATCTGTATCGACAGCTTGCAGCAGACTCGGACTTAAAAGCCGTTATTCATACTACAACAGGATTAAAATATATAAGCGTGACGGAAAATTATAGGGTGTGTGTCCCTAAATCAAAATCCCCTGTCGGTTTGACAGGGGAACTTTTTTATTTATGGCTAAAATTTGGATTTATGGGTGTTGTTAATGTCTTTTCAATCGACCAACCTCAAATCATAAAAAAGCACAATTAAAAAAGGCATATCGCCCGTCTATGAGATTCCTACCATCATCCTATCCTCTCATAGATTTTTTGATTACCTTTGTGATTACCTTTTGATTCAGTTGTTCTGAAACCCTTGTAAATAGTGGGTTTCTGTGTGCGGGAGATGGGACTTGAAAAGGTGTTCAGTTACAAAAAGCCTTGTAAATAGGGCATTCCCGCTTTATTACCCTTATTACTTTTGATTACCTTTTACGAAATCGCTGACGACAAAGTATTCAATGCTTCGTTTCTCGTCTTGTTGTTATACAGATAGAATTGCCTTGATGTCTTGATGTCCGTATGTCCTACTTGGTCTATTATCAGACTTTCGGGAACATTCGCATTGATTAGATTCGTGATGTATGTTTTCCGACATTTGTGCATCGACCTGGGTTTTATTCCCAACGCTTCGCACGTTCGTTCTAATTTCCTTGTGAACGATTGCCCTATACACCGTCTGCCATTGATAGCAAATAAGTATTCACTTTGCTGATTCTGACGCTTGATCTTGTCAACAAGTTCCATCGCCACATCATCTATCAGAACAAATCTGTTTCCCGCTTCTGTCTTGGCGTTATCCTTAACTTCCCGTGTGTACTCGCCCTCTTTTACTCGATACCGTGATTCTGTCTTATTTATCCTTAAACAATGGTCTGTGACATCTGATTTCGTCAAGCTGCACAACTCACCGACTCTTAATCCGCTTCGTAAACCTAACACAATTCCATAGCTTATAACATTAGGATTATTGTTCAGCAAATGTTCGGTTATCATTTCGACTTCCTGTTCCGTGAACACATTGTCTGTACTCAACATAGGCTTGTGATGAAATATTTTACTCGACAGCCGGATTTCCGAAAAGAATGTTCTGATTGCTATATCTGTATATTTATGTTTATAAGCATAATTCCAAACCCCTATAATGATTGTTCTGAGTCCACCATATGCTTTACTCGTAAGATTATGTGATGTAATTTGAGTTTTAATGTGATATTCAAGTTGTTCCTCGGATATTGACTTGATTTTGGTATACCTCATGTTGTCATCGAAATACCTTTTGAAATCAGCCACATAACGATCTCGCGTCGCTTCGCTGATTTCTCCAAACGATATTTTCTCGTCAATCCATCGGTTGAATATCTCATTGACCGAAGGTTCGTCCGTGTAATGTTCTATAACCACATCCTCGACCTTCTCTTTTGTGGATTTCTTTATCAACCTCCTTTTTCCGCTTTCTTCAAAAATGTAGGTGTACCACTTACCGTTCTTCCCTTGCCATATGTGACAGGGGTGCTTTTTTAATATTTCTTGTCGTTTGTTTGCCATAAACGTGTTGATGATGGTAGGTGCATCTATCATACCATGCTCAAACGCAAATGACAACACGTCTGAATCCAATATGAAATTGTCAACCATACCACCATCACCACCTAATTTTTAGAAATCGTCGTCGTTCGGTTCGTTATGTATAACTTCACAGCAATTTCTCAGCATTTCCTCAAACTCAGGAAACGTGTCAACGTGTTCCTTAAGGTCTTTTAAGGATTTTATTGACTTCCTTCTGAACCCCGTATGGAATACCTCACGTCCCTCTGGATTAAAAATTGCCATGCTCGACTTTCCGTAAAGAACGCCCGAATAACCATTTTCGCTCTTGTATTTAATCGGTTTTTTGCTCATTTCAGTATCCTCACAAATCCTAATCCTTGTAATTCCAATGCCCGTAACATCCGCATACCGCATCGGAATCCTACTTCCATGTGTTGATCGCGCTGAATATCGCGATATTTTGAAATGACCTCGACTTCAACCAACTTGTCCGGCTGATAGTCGCGTGTCGGTTTCGTGTTGCCTAATAGCTTGCGCCATCTTTCGATTATCGCGTCATTATCATGCTTAAAATCGAATTTCGGCACGTTCAGAATCTTCTTGACGTCAAAACTCTCGACGTTCAACGGCACTATGTACCCGTTATAGCCGTCTACGATGCCCATTTCGGCGTTTTGTGGCAAAGGGGTAACAATTACAGGGGTACAACATTCAAGGCTCTCTAAAAGGCTATATGAGAACGCTTCGGCACCACTTAGCTGAACCAAATAATCAGCTTTTGCGATTATCGGTTTCATATTTTGCCTTGCACCGCAGAAAATCATCGACGGTGTTGCGCCCTGTAACGGCTTGTCGCCGAAATATAACCAAATATGCTCGATACCCGCTTTAGTAAGCATCTGTGAAAACAGGACACATCTGTAATCGTTGCCTAACTTGTCGTTAGCACCTATCCTTGTTGCGCTACATAGGAATAATGCTTTTTTGGTTTTCTTGCCTTCAGAAAGATTATGTATCATTTCAGAACCGTCAATCCCGAATGATTCCTGACTTGCCCTCGATACATGAACGATGTGATCGCGTTTTGTCGGTATCTCATAACCATTCTGCTTTACACAATGAACCATCTGAACACTCTGTTTGTATCCGATATTCTGTGGTATGTTCTCTAAAATGCTGTTCATAACAAGCGTGTCGCACTCAATCGGTGTGTTCGGGTTATTCTTTACGACAGGAACTATCTCGACAAGTCGCTGAAGCTGATTGTTATTGATTTCCTCACATACAACCGTAATGTCGTAATACTCAGACATATGTTTGCAGAAATTATAGATAAAGGTTTCAATGCCACCAAACTCCTTGATGTTAGCCTTATATATGGCAACCTGTGTGATTATCGGTTGTGGCAACAGTTTCATGAACCTCTGAGGTTCGCCCCTGATTTCTGATACCTCAATCGGCACAGGTGTCCTAATCTGACAGTACGGCTCTAATTCCGGCAACTGATTGTCGTAAGTGAACAACATGACTTCATGTATCTCGTCCAATTCCTTGAACTCGTCAATCAGATGTGTCATATCCTTTGTGACGGTATTGAAGAAATAACCTATACGCTTAGTCTTGCTGCGCCCCGCCAAAAACCGCTTGTATGACGAACCTGGAGTCGTGTAGCGGTAAAAATACATATAATCGGGTGCGCAAACGTGTTTTGCCCGCCTAATCTGTAAATGCCGTGTGAAATCCTCGTCCTCGGCTGCATCCTTTTTCTCGTTGAACCTTGTATCACCGATAAATGCTCTTTTGAATACTCTTGTACTTGCTGACGGATTCGGCAAACTGTCTGCATCGTTCAACAGGCGGTACATATACTTGCTATCTTCGAGCGATTTCCATGAAAGGTCCATATAGTCCCACGGCTCGTCAGAACGCCCTATAATGTACTCGCAGAAATTATCGTCTAATAAGTCGTCTGCATCCACAAAAGCCAAAATCTGACCGCTTGACAGCTTTATACCCCTATTTCGTGAATAGGAAATGCCGTGATTTTTCTGTCGGTACAATCTACACCACTTATAATCCGTCTTTACAGGAACCTTGCTACCGTCATCAATCAATATGACCTCGACTTCATCCGTAATCTGTTTATTTAAGCAATCCAAAAGTTCATACACATATGGCTCGGCATTGTAGCACGGAATAATTATTGATAACTTAATCATTGTTTTCTCCTACGCCATTAAAAAATGGATCTGTTTTCTTTTCTTGTCCTTGCACCAATAAGCGAAAAGCATTTCGCATATGAATCCTAACGCCCTGTCATGTGTAAAATCGCCGTTAGCGTCCTCACGCATAAACCGTTCGGCAATCGGAATAATCATCGGGAATAACCATTCGCAATACTCGTTCAGCACTTGTCTGTCAGTTACGAACATATTGCAGATGTTGTAGCTGTCAGATTCTTTAATCCACTTCTGAAAGTCCTCTGGAAACATCGGCACATACTTTGAAAAAACTTCGGGTGTGAGTGCCTTTGCTAACCATTTCTCTAACGTGACAGGGGTAGTATGGTCTAAAGTCGTCACGATCTCGGCATCCCGTAAGTAGTGAACGGCTTTCGCAAATGACAATACCTCACCATTTTCCTGAAAGTATCTGCGGTAATGACACATCCCGACAAAATCATCTGTCGTATTTTTCCAGATGTCGTAAAGCGCCGTGACCTCATTCAAATACGGATTCAGATAATTGATGTTGTCACCCTTATGCTCAAACATCTTGCCGACACCTATATCGACGTATCCTGTTGACGGCGCCAACAGATGCCTTAGGTATGGTCTGTGTTTAACTATGTAAATCATCTAACAATCCCCCGTATTCTTTAAAAAATCTGTCCTCGAACCTGTCAAACTCATGTACTCGCCGATAGTTGTCATCTATGGCTTCACGCTTAAGTTCATAAAATCGCTTGAAACCTATCGAGTTAATCATATCGAGAACTTTTATCACTTGCATATTGTCATGAACCTGTATCACGCCGTCCATGTTGAAATACTCGTTTATTTTCGGCGAACCTATGTATATCGGGATTACTCGGTTGATAAAGCAATTGCAGATTTTCTCGGTTATCCACAGGTTGTCTATGTGGTTTTCATAAGCTATCGAGAACATATAGTCCTGATATATCTTTTCGGGACCTACGAACTCGCCGCCGTCAAACGTACCCATTACATCGACGTGTGAAACACCCTTAAGCGTGTTTGCAAGTTCTAACCTCGCCTTATGTAACTCACACATCGTCTTGTTACTCGACACGAACGACACGTCCTTAGTCTTGACAGTTGCCGGAACTTCAGACAGACCGCCTAAACCACCACCCCATATGATAGGTTTCGCATTTTCGCACATTTCGAGCAGCTTGCTGTCATGTGTGAACACATAGGCAAATCTGCCGTAGTTCTTTTCCATGTATTCATATACCCTCGGCTGAATTGATCTCGGCTCAATAAGTAGTGCCACGCTCTTAGGCGGTATGTTGCCGGACAGACAATCATAGTCGTTATAAACGTCTATGTACGGCTCACCATCTTGCGCCCAATGGTCTTTTAAATGCTCATATACTGAGTGCATCTTTATTTTCATTGTTCCTCTCCTTCTAACCATTTTCTGATTGAAAAGTTCTGTTCGATTACACGTTTACCGCCCACAAAGTAGAAACAATCTAATCCAGGCGGTGTGTCAAATCGGTGTGCGCCCTCGACATCGAATCCCTCTGTCACCGCTTCGCTATGTGGCAGATTTAAGGCTAAAAACTCTTTTACGCAATCTGCATAGGTTTCATTCTTTGCGTGCATGAAATAGCCGATGCTGTCATAATCAACCCTTGCCTTTCGCTTATCCCAACATTCCTTGGCTTCAGCAAAGGTCTTATAGTGCTGAAATACAACCAAAATGTCATCAAGCAACCCCATAGGGTATTCTGTCGGCACATAGCCAAACATATGCTCACACATCTTTTCATGTCGCATTGACATCGCCTTACATTCCATCAGTTCACCCTTCATGTAGTAAGTAAGGTTCTTGCAGAATTTCGGAAATTCCTCAGGAAGAATCTGCAAGTTGATCGTCGGCGAACAGAACTCCATATGATAGTCTTTAGCTATACACCCGCCGAAACAGTTGTTTGAAATAATTGACTTAATCATAAATCCTCACCCCCACATACCATTTAAGCCACACAAACTCGATAATCGTACACGTCATATATCTGCGATGTATCCGTATTGTCGGGATCAAAATTAAGTCGTACAGTTCGTGACCTTTTTGAATCTCAATGTTTTTCATCCGCATCACCATCCTTTGATTCAAATTCACAATCTCACTTTTCACAGCAATATACGAAAGTGCCTTTTATTTCGACTAATTTCTTGTGAACACAGTTTTCACAATCTCTTTCTTCATTCATCCGCATCACCTCTCATATCAGCACCGCATATCGGGCAGAAATTATAACTTGCGTGTGCTTTTATTCCGCAAATAGAACAAGTCGCATTATTCATATTGTCTATATGTATCCATCCCCCCTTCTTTGTAGGTGTTACGGATGGCAAATCATACACCCATTGTAAATCTACACATCTCTGATAAGTCTTGCCCTTGCAATCTTCCTTATAACATTCTTTAGACTCGCATATGTGGTTTAATACTGCTTCTCTGCTTATAGCATCCTCGCACTCAGCAAGTTTTGGTTGAACGGATGGCATCTGTCTTAATTCGGTTGCCAAGTCATCTTCTTTTGTGTGACCAATCCACCATCCTTCAACAAGTTCTATTACCGCCTGTCTGCTTATCGCATCCTCGCAAGGCTCAATTTCTTCTGCACCCCATTCTCTCTCAAGTTTTTCAATTGCTTCATCAAATCCCTTAAGAGAATCTTCAGCTACAATAATATATCTCCTAATCATCCTTCATCCCCCTCTCTCCATAATTCTGACTTCTTAACTTTGCTTTCTATACTTGCGACTACGTTCGGTAAGTATTCCACATAATCATCATCCTTGCAGACCTCTTTACAGATTTTCATTTCTCTGCTCATGGCACTTAGGAATATTCTCTTTTCTAAATCGGTAAAGTGTGGCTGTGATTCAAGTAATTTACTGATTGCATCAGATACTTCTGCGTCAATTTCTGCTCCGAAACTTGATTTCGTGATTTCTTCCAACTTGGCAATTTCACTTTCTGTTAACTCAATTATCAGCTTCATTCCTTATCCTCACTTTCTGCCTTGTACGGCTCTGGTAGTGGCATCCATGCAATAACTTCAAGAGGGGGATGTACAAAACCATTATTTTCACTTTCATTATGATTCCAAATTACTATATCAACTATATCTTTACCAAACATTCCATCCATAGATACAAGATAACCGCCATCTTTTTTGGGTAACCTCTCGCTACATGGAATCCACTTAGGCTGTGATTCAAGTGCCTTGATAGCCATTTCTATATCATCACTTAATATCTTGATTGCTTCACTTTTCGTCATTCTGCACCTCCACATTTACCTTTCCAAATATAGTGTCAAGGTCATCAATCGTATATCCATTATCTGCAAGGATTTTTCCAACTTTGTCAAATATGGCTCGGTACTTTTTCAACTCTCTCAGCCACTCTGCAAGCTGTCTATGTTCTTTAGCACGGTCAACATAATGTTCACAATTTGGATTACCTTCTTTACTCCGTAACCAAATTACTTGTTTTTCATATTCTTTTGCTACTTCCTCACAATGCTTTATTGCTTCATCTATCGTCATTCTGCTTCACCTCCTATCTTAAGGTTCCATCAGTTTCTGCATCTATTAATCTCATTCTTTATTCTCCTTTTCGTTGTCTAATCTGTTCTTCCTTTAGCTTCTCATAAAGCATCCGATACACTTCTCGCTGAACTTCAAAATCCTTTTCCGACAAATCAACATCCTCAACCCATTTACAATGCTTTTCAAACTCCTTGCGCTGACGGAACAGCGATATGTGGTTCTGTGTCACCCTGATTATCTGTGTGGCAACTAATACTGTTACCATGATTGTTAGGTATGTGTTCATTTTGTATCACCTTCTTCCAAATCCCACCCATATGTCAGTTGAATACTTTATGGCATGGAATCTATCTAAATCTCTGTCTTTATTCACTATCATGTTTTCTCTTATAAATTTTAAAAAATCGTTTGATAATTGATGTATGGCTTCAGCTTCTATTACTTCTTCTCCATATCTTTCAATTTCCTCTAAAGGAAAAATCCTATACGATCTTAAATGCTCTGTGGGAATATCTGTAATTCTATAAAACTCTCTAATCGGCTGATTTTTTATAAAATCAAGTTCTTTTTTCAACTTCTTCGCTTTTTGTCTTGCGTTCATTCTGCATCACCTCGTTTCTATGAGTCACAACTTCATCCTCAACTATCTTGCTACATAGCATTATCTTTGGAATAAGAACCGCAAGCGCATCCACAAGTATTTCATCCTCGGAATAACAATCAAGTCCGGCTTCATGTAGAAATGCGTGTATAATCTCATGGCGCATCGTCTTATATTTCGCACCTATCTTGACATCCTTTTGGTTGAAATAATCTTGATTGATTCTGATTACCTTCGTGTATCTGTCGCACTCGCCTATATTGTCGGCATCTTCCATAGCTGAACTTGAACAACATACAATGTCATAAGCTGTGCCTAAAATATCAAACATCATTCTGTATCACGCTCCTTATCTCTTGCTATCTTAATAGCTTTATCTTGCTCATATTGTTTTCTTGCTCTTTCCCATGTTGGATATTCAAAAGTCTTATATGAACAGTTTTTACAAATCAAAAACCATACGTCTTTATAGATAATGTGGATGCTCCTAATCTCTGCTCCACACCACGGACACCGTTCAATTTCTGTCAATTTCATTCCAAATACTCCTTCCGCTTAGTCTTATTCCTAAAGGTTTTCATCTTCTTTGCGACCAACTTCACACGCTTGGTCGTATAAGTCAGCATCCACACATTCTTGTATTGCACACCCGCATTGAGTGCTTCTTGATGGCTGTTGCAAAAGATGTCAAGGTGTTTCCAACCGATGCCACCGCCTGTATCTTCTGCAACGTATCCCTTATATTTTCCGACCTGTAAGTGTGTGCCATACTTGATTAACCTCGGATTCACACCAACTGTTCTTCCGGCTGTTGGTTTCGTACCACTTGCGGTTACTTTTCCACCACCTACACCACAGCATCTTGCGCAAGGACAATAGTGCGTACAATAGAATTTACCCAGATATGTCCGTTTCTCGACTTTGATTGTTACCCATTTTGTCTTGGCATACGTCGGCACGGAAATCTGACCGCACAACATGATCGCGACCAACATTATCGTTATTATCTTTTTCACTCTCTCACCTACCATTTCAATTTCTGCTCACATTTATGGCATCTATCCTGATACATGAACACCGTTTCCCCACAATGCGGGCAGCCATAAAATATCCTTATGATTTTTCGCCCGTCCATGTATCCGTCATTATCCTCATACATTACAACCTTTTTCGGTTGGTCTATCTCACTCATTGTCATTTATGATATATACCTCGACTTTCCTACGACCTATGTTGTAGGCTTCATCTAAGCTGCCTACGAACAAATCAATAACACCCTTACCCATACCGCCTGTATCATGGACATATCTCGTTCCGTATCCCTCAATAAAAATCGTCTTATGCCATAATTCTGAGTTATTACAAGCTACTGTCCATCCGACTTGCGGATAAACACCATCAGCGCACGGATTTCCTGTTGCTACATATGCTGTGAGGGTATATTCCCCCAAATATGTCATTTCAGGCTCTTGTTCCTCGGTTGTTAGCGGTTCGGGTGTCGCTAACACGACTTCCTTTACCACAGGTGGATCAATAAAAATTTTCTCAGGCACTTCCTCAACCATCGTTGATTGCTCATACTCAACTGTGTATTCCTGTTTCGTGAGGACACCAGCTGTACCCTCTGGAATCAAGCTGACCTCTAAAAGCACGACTAAAAACGTCAGAACGCCGAATATCGTAATCAATGTTAAGTTGCTTATTTCTTCCTTTTCGCTGTTTTTCATGACCTCATTCCTTTATCACTAAAATGTCGTCTATCTTGCAGCCGAATATCGCTGACAAGTGTACTAATCTGTCAGGACTCGGCATTATCTCACCACGGCACCATTGATATATGTTCGTGGCGCTTGAAACTCCTAACAACTGTTGCAACTGACTTACTGTTATGTGGTGTAATCTCATTAGGCGCTTTATATTCTCGCCTGTTTCGACCTTATCTATGCTCGGTAAGTTCGCCATGTTATACCTCCTTGTCAATTAACCCCATCTTTGTTTGCTCAGAAATTTTCTGAATTACGTCCTTAACCTCATTCGGCAACTGTTTATATTCCTGTGATCGTTTTACCTCGACTTTGTAGCTTCTCATGAAGTTCGATTGAATGACCGTGTTTACCTCGTCCATATCCAGACTCGCCCACTCACGAAGTATTGACGGATTGCCGACAGCCTTTTGGCACTCAACAGGAAGTGCGTCAAACTCTTTCTGTGAGTTATATGCCGAATTGCAGATTGCTTTATAAACCAACGACCATGCTTCGCCCTCATTCATGACCTCAGGACTCACTATCTCAGTAGCAAGTTGCCGGATGTCTGCGATTGTCGGCGGGAACTTATTTGTTGTCATATACTTATGGATTGCTGTCTGACATATTTCATATGGAATATCTTTTAAAAGTTCGTACCATACCATCATCGCATCGGTATCTGCTATAAACCTGGGATCGCTATAAACAGCTTTCATAGCTTTGGCGAGAACTGAAAATTCTGATTTTGTCACTTAATCACCCTCTTTCAACCATTCGTCCACAACATTAAGCCTGTTATGGATTGCATCAATGTATGCTGAACCGCTACTCTTTTTATCCTTTTTCTCTAACAGGTCCCATATAATGCCCTGATAGTTACGTTCCATACATTCCTCAATAACTTTCCCGACTTCTTCTTCCGAATAAGCCAAAAGCATCTTGTCAACTTTATTGAGTAATCTTGATAAACCCATAGCTTTATATGAATTACCTTTTTCTCTTTTATATAAAAACCAATCTCTTAATATATTAGATATATATGTACTGTAATTATGTTCTGTAATATTCTTGTTAATAATATCTAAATAAGAATTAGAATTAGAGTTAGATATATTATTAGAATTAGATATATATTCTTGTTCGCTAACATTAGATTTACTGTTAGTTTTACCGTTAGATTTACTGTTAGTTTTACAAGCTATTTCCTTTTGTTCTTGCCTGTATTTGCGCATATATTCACGCTGATAATCACGTTTATTTTCCAATTGATCTAAACTTTGATGCTTACCCCAATTAGGTATAGTTATTACGTTGTCGACAATTTCAATCATTCCGAATTGTTCAAATGTTTCTAATGCCATTTTTACTGTGGATTCTTTTCGTCTAAAGATAGTCGCAAGCATCTTGTCGGTATATGCAACCTTGTCATTAAGCATAAATACACCATGATTGTTTATTTTTCCGGCAAGGCATAATAGTTTGAACCAAATAACGATTATCGAATCCGCTTCGGGCAAAGTTTCAATCAAAAGGACCTTTTCATCATCAAAAATATCAGTTGTAATTTTTATCCATTTAACATCAGCCATGACCTACTCTCCTGTGTTCTGACATATAGTGTCCTCAATCTCATTTATATGAAGTTCCATTCCTCTACTATGAACTAATGTCGTGTGAATAAACGGCAACATATCTGAAATTGAATCAAATGCAAAATCGCAAGGTGTCGCAAAATCCTCATTCCATTTATCCTCAGGTAAAATTGAAACCATGTATCCCATTTATTACTCCCCTTTCTATTGTTATCCAGGAAATACGGTTCTCCCGTACCGTTCCATTTCCGTTTGTGTCATGTCAATTGCGCCGTTGTCATCCGGCATCTTGTATTCGTTCAGAAAATCCTCGAACTTCTCAACAGCCTTTTGTTGATTTTTTGTTGGTGGATTGTTCTTAGTCGTGTATTCAAGGTGTTTCTCGAATAGATGTGACACCTCACGACTTGCATTTTTATGCCCTTGTTTTAAACCATCGCGGTACCCTTTTTGCGGTCTGAACTCGTTTATTTTCTCTTTTCCTTTGCCCTGAGAACCGCTTGTCTTGTTGTATCTCGCCTGATAACCCTGTTTCATATATTGCAAAATCCAATATTGCTCCATTTCGTCAAGGTCTTTAGGCGAGTAATGTTTGAAATTGAGTCGCCATCCGTACGGGTTATCCTCGGAATACCACTTTCTCTTGCGTAAACTCAGGTCTATATGTTGAAAACCCGTCATGTGGCTGCACATCCGACTCAGCAACTTAACAGCCTGTCCGATGTAGTAATAATTGATTCCGTCCTCGTCTGTTCTCGTCAGAAAATAAATACCTGGACCATCATCAATTTTCGGACAAATTTTTTTGATCTCGGCTCGATATTTCTGCTGAACCGCATAAACCTGTTTGTAGTTTTTATAAGCCATTAGAACACCTCTTTTTTCTCATTCTGAGCATATTTTTATAACGACACTTTTCACAGCTTTTATAATGCGTGTCCGTCAAAGGCTGTCCACAAGTTATACACAGATGATTTTCGGCTCTCAATATGCGTCTATACCTTGCGGATTGCCTTGTTTTTTCGGCAAACTCAGGATGATTTTGTTTGTAATAATTGCTATACTCCCATGACTTCGCCCTACATTCGGGACACATTCTCTCGTCGCCAAATAACTTGTTTTTGCCATGACAATAGGGGCATTTGCCGATTGACCTATAATATTGACGGATTTCGGTTTCATATGTCATGTCATCACCGCCTTTTTAACGGAACGGCAACTCGCCTAACTCAGCTTCGGTCGGAATGTCCATAAAACTGTTCTCAGGCGCTTTAGGTGGCTCATTTTCGGCTTTTTCCTGTTCAGAGGTATTATTTACCGTCTGCGCTGAAAAATCGGCAGAATCGCCTTGTGCGGACTCAACGTCAGATTTGCGCAACTTAGGAAATTCGATCTCGTCACAAACGACCTCTGTCGTGTAGACTTTTCCGTTCTTGCCATCGTATGAACCTGTCTGAATGTGACCTTTAACCTCAATACCTTTACCGCGTCCGAAATATTTATCCACTACGTCAGCGTTTTTTCCGTATGCCACGCAGCTTATGAAGTCTGCTCCGGCATTTTTGCCTTTTCTCTGACACGCAACGCTGAAACGTGCCATTTTCATATCCTCGCCGTTCTTCGTCTTGATTTCCTTAACATCAATGTCACGGCTGATAAATCCACTTCCTGTCCAATTGTTCATGTTGTTTCTCCTTTAAAATGGTATTTCGTTCAATGAGGTTTCTAAGCCTTGTTTCGCGTACATAACCTCGATGTACTCAGGCAGAACCTCGCGTATATTTTTCATAGCCAAATCGCGATCAAGTGCATCTGACCTCGACATATGGCACAAAATCACTTTTCGCAGATTCTTCTTAATCGTGCCTAAAAACTCGATAACGGTCTTTTCCTCGGCGTGACCTAATACTGTGTGTGTTCTGTGTTCATCTATATCGGTTATCCTGTCGGATTGATAATTAAGTTCCACAAGCGCTATGTTTATGCCCTGTTCTGATAAGTTATAGGGAACATACTCATAGTCCGTTATGTATAAGATTTTCTGACAGTCTACGCTTATCAGATAACCGCAATTTGGACACCCGTTATGCGGAAGTCTAAAGCTGTCAACCTGAAAGCACCCCAACTTTGTCCTTAACCTCGGTTTATCGCTCTCATATGGTTTCCAGACAGGGCAGAAATTTGATACCTTCTTAGCACTTAAACTGTGATCGGATTCAAGAGTGGGAATGTGTGATAACACAGCCAACTACTTTTGCTATGTCGTAGTTAACCATTTTCTTTATGTCGCCTATCGGCAACCCCGCATCCAACAGCAATATTTCACCGTTGTCAGCTTGCAGAAAATATGCGTTACCCTTACTTCCTGTTCCGGCACATCCCAACTTCATCTAATCACCCCCTCTCATAATCCGGCTCCTTAAGACCTAAGATTTCATAATGGAAGTCACAGAAATTTGTATCAATTAGTCGCAACATAAATATCTTGTTCCAAAACCTGTGTGCTATAATGTTGGTTCTGACAATCCTCAAATCGTGCCATTTGCACCTATCTCTTCGGTATTCGCCTATGATGTATTCTGTACCGATACCTTTTCGCCTGTACTCAGGAAGGATGTAAAAGCTGTCCACATAGTCATCATCGAGCATTAGAAACCCGACAGCTTTACCTTCATAAATGACGGGTCGTGTTTCGAGATTATCCACGATCAGTTCTGCACAATATGAGTCAATTTCCTGTCTGAACGATTTATACATTTCTTCAAATTTGCTCATACTTTCCTCTTCCTCATTTCCTTCAGAATATCCTTAAGAGTCTTGCTGATTTCCTTTAGGTAGTACGCATCAGGATTCAGCTTTTCGCTAATCTGTGATTCTTCCTCTAATTGCTGATAAAACAGATTTACCGGCTTTTCTTCCTCTGGTGGTTTAATATCAATCATTTGATTGCTCCTTGTATCCTAAGATTGCTGACGCGGGATAGCTGATTTCAATAGCTTCATTGGATGAAATGCGTATGCAACCGACGTCATCAGGAATATCTATTCCAACCGAACGAACTCCAATAATGTTAAATACATCGCATTGTTCCTGACTTATTCGATACCATGTGTCGCTTTCAAAGTGTCGTGCTAACACAATCATATTTTCATATCCGTTTTTACCCCAAAACCCGTTATATTTTTCGTGTGTTGGAATAATTAGAAACTCGTTAAATATCCCCTCAACGCAAAATTCCGCGTTATCAATCAGTTCTTTAAGATGTTTTATCATCCTCATTCTCCTTTAACTTTTCAGCCAAACCCATAATCGTACCCGTGAACTCTTTGCATATGTCAGCATTGATGTCGGCAGCATCCTGTGCTAATTTGTCATGCACCAACTCGAAAGCCTTACGCATAATCCCTAACTTCTCGTCATTCATCTGCTCCGCTGTCGAGTCAATCATCGCTTTAAGTATCATCACCGCACCGTAGCGGTCTGTCATGTCGTATTTGCTCATTTGTGTTCTCCTTTTAATCAAGAAAATCAAATATTGTTGTTTGTGCTACTTCGGCATCAAGCCTGTGTTTTGCTTTTTCATAAAAGCCTTTATCAAGTTCACAACCTATAAAATGTCTACCTAATTTTCTTGCCATAAGTAATGTGCTACCACTTCCGGAACAGGGGTCAAAAATCAAATCTCCAACATTGGAATTGTCATTGATTAAATCTGCCAAAAGATCGTGATTCTTTTCAGTAGGATGCAATTCACTACTTCCTGTCGGAAACTCCAATACATTTGACTTGCAAAAGGCATTGAATGTAGCACCTGACTTTTTGACATAAACTGCATTCTCACAACCGCTTAAGTAAGCAAATTGACCATATATAGGACTTGGATTAGATTTCTTCCACACTAACTGCCTAACAGTTATCTTGTGATTTAAGTTGTCCTGATAGTTCCAAAAATGTTTTAATAAACTTGACATTTGACCTTGCGCACAAAATATGACGATTGTTCCCTTTGTTATCCGATAAACTTCGTTGAGAAAAGCTGTCAGATTAAAAGTAATTTCATCAGCCTTGCCTTTGCTTAACTGCCTTAATCCGTTCTCATTAACAAGGTTCACTTCGTCATAGGGTATATCAGTTAGAGTTAAATCAAACGAATTATCATAGACTTGTTTCATATATTCCATGCAGTCTATATTAAGCAGAAAATCCGCTTGCTTGCTTGCTTGCTTGCTTGCTTGCTTGCTTGCTTAAGGCTTTCGCTCGTTATTTCACTTGTCAAGTCATTTTCAAACAAATTTAATTGTTCATTCATAAGCTATTCCTCAAACATGGACATTTGTCCCTCAATCTCATTCGGATCAACTTCAACGACAACCTCATCATCGAAGGATTGCTGATTGGCATTCTCCTGAACATCCTTTGCAGCCTGTTCACGAACATCGTCAATCATTTCATCTGCACCTGTAAAAACGTCTGCCTGTTCTTTATCGTTGAAGTCGAGATTAAGCTGTTTGCATAATCTCCTCGTAACAGCCTTTTTTGCCATTTCAGAGAAAAAGTCTGCCCATGCACCGCTATTTCGCGATTTCTTCTTGACGGCGTTGATTTCATCCATCGTCATTACTTCATAGATTTCCTCGCCGGAAACGAAAGTACAAACGGCGAATACTCCTACCATCTTTCTGTCGGCACCAAACTTGGATTTGTAGTGTAAATGCGCTTCACCGTTTACAAATTCCTCGTCAAGTTCGTCACCCTCATAGATAACCTTACTGATTATCTGCTTTATGGGTTTCATGGACCTCTCAATTGCCATCTTGCGAAGTCCCTTATATGATGGCGTATAGGTTAACTTGCCGCCGTAACCCTCATAGATGTATACCTCATTGTTAAGCACATCCAGATTGTCCTTTGCCGTTCTAACAACTATCGGCGCAAGTTTTTCGGCACCGAATTTCACAAGTTCCGGCTTATCCTGTAATAGAGAAACGAAGTTAAGTGCTAATCTCTGCTTATCTACTGATTCGGGCAGATTTGCCACATCATTAAGCGCCTTTGCAAAATATGTACTCATATTTTTTTGATCTGTTAATGTCAATTCCTTCTTCTCAGCCATAATCAATCTTCTCCTTCCTTAAACAGTTCCTTAATCAGCGCAACCATGTATAGTGTCTGTGTCATTGACTCAGAAATCAGCATTTCGACAGGGGCGCCGCTTTCCTTAAGTGAGTCGATTATGCCCTGTGAAACTCTTGCACACGCTTCAATCATATCTTTTTTAGATACGGTTACGACCTGTTTGCTGAACTTGTCGTCAACGTCCTCGACACCGTCCTCGTCCTTAATAAACGAATAAATATTGTCATCCATCTTGTTCCTCCTTCTCGTCCTCAAAACAAAGTTTCAATAACTGTTCTTTAAAACTTTTGGTGGTTGTATGAACAACCTCGTTAATACCAAAACCCAAAGTCGAGTCAGCAGCCTTGTTAAGCGCTTCTTCAACTTTCTCGCACGCTTCTTTTAGGTATTCTTCGCATACCATCGTTCGCTTACTCATGTTCAACCCTCAATTCTTTATCCTCTGTAACGACTAATCCGATAACCTGTGACTCGACATTAAGTCTTGATTCGGTATTGCTACTAAAGAGCGAATAATCCTCAACCCATATCGGCATAGTCTGATTAAAGTGTTTCTGTAAGTCGGCACATATCGAAATCTTGGCAAGTGTTATCAGCGATCCGTTTGCCGCACTCGTCATCGGCTTGCCGTCTATGTATGGTTCGCACACAGGCTTAATATCACCGTTTTTCTGATACTCGTATAAGTGCCAATCAATCATCGAGAACTTCTTGTTAATCTCGTTAGTCAGCAAATCGTTTTTAGCCTGTGTGAAATCCTTAACCTGACTTATCAGCTTTTCGTTTGCTGCACGCTGAATTTCAGCATCTTTCTTTTCCTGACGCAAATCCTCAATTTGTTTGTCAAGTTCCTTGTTGCGGTCAGCTAATGCAATCTCACCAACTGTCTGTTTGATGACCTGGATTAAATAGGATTCCCTGTTTGAAAGTTCCTGTATCTTAAATGCGTCGGTCTGACCTAACGAATCCTTAAGCGCCTGTATCTGTTCTCTGAGTTTGATGTAATCCTCGTTCTCGTTCATGTTCGGTCTGCGTGGCAGAACCCTAAGTTCCTCGGCATACTTATCGACTTTTGCATCAGCCTTTTTCCACTCGGAATCAGCTTTCTTGTATTCCTCGTCAGCCGACTTGTATTTATCCTCTAAATCTGTCAACTTTTTAGAGAAGGTTTCGCCCTTTGACTTATAGTCAGCAAGTCGTTTAACCTTGCCATCCCCGAAGTCTTTTCGGATTCTGTCTACCTCAGACTTCTCAAAAGGTCGTTTGCATGACGGACATACCGTTGAGGACTCGTCAAACACCTCATTTTGGACTTTTTTGTATAAGTCCCTATATGTATCAAGGCTTTCCTTGATGCCTGTCTTTTCGGCTAATATGCGGTCTAACTCAGCCTTTGCGTTTATCATTTTGATCTCAGCTTCGTGGCGCTTGCTTTCGTACTTACGAAGTTTCTCGCTTGCTGAGTCAACTTTGTTATCAGCTTCATGCTGACATTTCGACTCTAAGTCGATGCAATCCCCCTCTAACCTCGCGATTTTTTCCTTGATGTCGTTATCAGCATTTCGCAGATTTAAGAAATCTGACCTCACCTGTTCTAACTCTGACTCGTAATCAGCTTTCTGCTTTTCGAGTGATTTGACATCAACCTCGGCTTTACTCTGAATAATGCCGGAAATACGACCGTCTAATATCTCGTTGTTCTTGCCGTATCTCTCATTTATCTTGCGAAGTGAAGCCTTTGCCATCGAATCGACTTCCTCAACCTTGTAACCTTTTTCATCCAGAAGGGCATATAACTCAGGAACATTAAGTCCTTTTGCTATCTCGACATCCGACAAGCTGTCAATCATTCCGAAAAGGATTTCTCGTATCTTTTCACGACCTTTTGCGGAAACATCCGATGTAAATGCGTCAGGATGACTCAGATATAAAAAGTTGTTCATATCTATGCCGCGTTCAGATAAATCCTCTGTAAACGCCTTAAGACTCTTGTCTATGCCGTTTATCGAATAGCTGTTTGTGATTGATGAAGTGATTTTGCCATCGACTTCCTTTTGCTTATATTTCTGCGTCTTGCAGACATTTAACGGTTTCCCGTCAAGTTCAAGCTCAATTTCTACTGTCGGCGAACACTCTGACTCGCCTATCGGAATAACGTCAGGATTCTTGGTTAACTTGCTGTCTACGTCAGCTAAAACCCACAGCACCGCCGACATGATGGTTGACTTGCCCGAACCGTTACATCCCTTAATCTTGCTGTCACCGTTAAACTCTATTTCTCTATGACGCACGCCCCGAAATGAATCTATCGTGACTTTCCTTATCGTTAGTTTCATCCCAAATATCCTCCTGTATATTTTTATGTTCTGTATTTGCGACTGCGAATAATATCAGCCATGCTCCACATATGATTGAAACGATTGCCGGAATCCATGACTCCGAATCTAAACATTGTAGCGACAGCAAACCGATTACCACGGCAACTATCGTGATCGCTTTTAATATCCTGTTATGCTCTCTCTTATTCATATCCGTACCCCTCTTAGTAATCCCACTTGTGTTTTGCCCTCTTGTAGACATCCACGGTCTTTTGTATTTTGGTTTCTACGTTTACGACCTTGATGTATGACTCGTTCAGATAACCGATGAAACGATATTGTTTCGGATCAAGTCCATGCGCCACAAGTATTGATTTCTGTTCTCTCGTCAATCTCTTGCCCTGTTTCATACGCTTGTTCCCTCTTTAATGATCCTGTATCTTGTGAAATTCTTTGTTTCACCATAGATGTTTTTCACGGATTCCCTTGACTTCTCGAATATCCATCCGCGCTGTTCTAATTCCAGGATTCGTGATGCAAGTTCAAATATGAACAACTCTGTGCAACTGTTAAGTCGAGTTATTGAACCATGCTTTCTCATGTAGTCCACAACCCTCTGTCTTTGTGTTGGTCGTTTTGCCATCTTAGTTACCCCTTTCTCTTTTAAAAAGTTTCTATTTGGAAACATAATTTGCAAAAAAAATAGAGTCAATATCCTCTGCTGTCAGCTTCAATATGTTGGCAATATCCCAAATCTCTTTAACAGTAAAGCTGTTATTCTGGATTCGTCTGTAAAATTTGCCCTTATCGAGTTCGACAGCGAGTAAAAAATCCTTGACTCTGTATCCTCTATCTTTGATGAAATACAATAACTTGTTCTTATCCACGACTTCACCTCCCTATCTTGTATTTTTATTCGGTGTTTCCTTATCGAAACTAATCACATCTTAGCAAAGGAAATTGTTTCTGTCAAGTAAAAAGTTTCGCCAAACGAAAAAAATGTTGTTTTGTACGCCACTTTGGGTTATAATCAATCCAACACACAAAAATAAACACTTGAAGGGAAGTGAAGGGGAATGAAAAATATCGACCGCGCCAAAATCACATCAACACGAATTAGAGATTTGAGATTAAAGAAAGGTTATACAATAGAAAAACTCGCCGATTTAATCGGTGTTTCAAAAGGTACTATTTCAAAATGGGAAAATGGTTATGTAGACACCATTAAACAGGATAAGATTCTGCTAATGGCTCAGACTTTTGGCGTATCGCCGTCCTATATATTAGGATACGACGTTGAAGCCGATTACATAAAACAGATTAGGGATGTGTCATCTGAAGCGGATGCTGAACGAATCCGCACGTTGCTGCTGTATTATTCTGAGTTATCCTCGACGGATCAAGATTTGATTGAGAACATGATAAAATCTCTTGCATCAAAGAAAGAATAAAATCCTGTTCATCATCCGATAGTTGTAAAAACATCTGTAAAGTCTGTTCACTCATAACACTCTCCTATTGGGAAAACTGACGGGGACATCACAGGGGAGTAATTGACACCCCCGTCCTAATCGCTCGGAACACTTCGAAAATAGCATTATCAGATTGGTTAATAAAGTGTAAAGTAGGTATAAAGATAGTTAAAGTGAGGTTTATTATGGTTAATGAGAAAAAAATCAAACTTATTGAGGAACTAAAAGAATTAAGAGAAATCAAAGGAATTACCTATCAGGAAATTGCCGATAAAACATTGAAAAACGGTGAACCCGTTTCATTGTCCACCGTAAAAAAAGTGTTTAGCAACAATTATTCGCACGACCATGATTATACTCACATACTTAAGCCGATCGCAAATGTGTTGACGCCACCATCTGAGGATGACACCCTTGAAATCAAAATATTACAAACAAGGCTTGAATTAAAAGAGGAAAAGATATACGAATTGGAATCACGCTTAGAAAAGAAAGAAGAAAACTTTAAAGAGCGCGAAAAATTCTATAAGCAGCAAATTGCATTTTTCACAAACCAAACCGAAAATCGTGACGGTCACATCAATAACCGTGACGAACATATAAGAAACTTAGACGATCACATTAAGCATCTAAATCAAGCAATTGATAGAAAAGATGCGTTAATCCGTGCATTGTTCTTAGGAAAAAAAGAGGAAATAAACTTAGGTTTCAATGATTAAGGAGGTATTAGCTTATGAAAAAGAAACTTATTGCGATTTTAACCATAATTTTAATGTTGGTTTCTGTGTGTTTTATTCCAGATGTTGATGCCGGAAAATCAACATTTAACATTACCAACCAGACTCGTACCGTAGCTGTCGGAAAGTCATTTACGATTAAGCTAAACGGAATAAAAGCTAAAAAGGTTAAATGGTCGAGTTCCAACACTTCTGTTGCTACTGTAAGCAAAACAGGTGTTGTATCGGGTGTAAAAAAAGGAAAAGCTACAATTACAGGCAAATATAAGGGCATAAAGTTTAAAATCAAGGTAATTGTATATAATAAGGGTTCAGGTGAATATTCTTATAAGGATATGTCATTTAAGTATAAGGAATCCAAATTAACAAAATATGAAGGGGAGTCATGTTGGGCGATCACCTTTGAGTATTCAAATTCAAGTGAAACAGGTGCCAGCTTTTCAAGTGAATATTATCCGCTTGTTTATGTTAACAATGTAGAACGTGATATGTATGATGACGAGGACTATTACACAAAGGTTAAAGATGGTGCGTCTATTGAAGTAACATTGTACTATAAAGCCAAAAAGGGTGACAAAATAGACTTTGACATTCATATATATAATGAAGATGATGATAAAGTTATAGTGTTTGAAAAGAACGAAACATTATAAAATAAAAAAGGACGGTTGAGTAATCTTCCGTCCTTTTACTATGTCTAATTATCTGATTTGACATATGATAACTTTTTATGAATCTCATTCCACTTATGTTTATCAAACCAAAATTCGGGGTTTGCTTCGCCTGTTACATCCATTTTTCTTAACACGTTTTCAGGCGGTATTTTATACCTTTGCATAAGTGTCCTGATTAAACAAATACTCTTTTCACTATCAGATGTGATACTGATAGTTATTGAGTTATATCGTGTGCATATGCCGTGATAAATGCCTAAATGACTTAATTTGGCACCGTTTATTGATTCGCTGATATATACATCAGGAATGTACTGTACCGCCTTATCTCCTATTACACCGTAATGTGTAGGCACCTCGCATACTGATTGGATCACTATATACTTAATATCATTCGCATTTCGCTGACATCCATAATCAATATCGTGGTTAATTTTAGACTCTATCTTCATGCTTTAGATAACCTTTCCATAGTTGAGTAATACAGTTTTGGATTTGCTATTTCCAGAGATTCCATCAAATCATCCATAATTCGCATAACTTCATTACTATTCCTACTATTTACTAATTTCATAAACTCGCTCAATGGTTCGCTTGCATATGAATAATCTGATTCATCTTCCGGAGTATGATCCAGAATCGTATAGTAAGCTGCAAGCTTAATACAAGTGTTTGCATTAGGGTTTTTCTGCCCTTGACACTTTTCAATTGCTTCTAACAAATCTTTTCTTGTAATCAAGAGCAACACCCCCTTACATCATCTGTTCAAGTTTGTTAATAACCTTCTGATATTCCATTCTGGTCTGTTCATCAGGAGCATCCATCATAAGTTCTCTTAATTCTGATGCAATATCACCATTTCTTGAATAACCATTATCTGAAGAATATCTACCCATGCTGTCACGTTTTGCATTTCTGCCACGTCCACGCGCATAGGAGTTGCCGTTATTATAACTTCCTCTGTAGCTTCTGCCATTTCTGTAAGAACCCTCATAAGAATTATAGCCGTAAGAATTGCCTTCTTCTTCCTCATACTTTTCAATGATCTTATCTATGTTTTTAATGGCGTGAGAAAGCTTGTCTACAACCTCAAGGCTACTTGTTGTAACCTCTTCATTGTTATACTTCTTAAGTTCTCTACAGAGTTTTTCCTTAAGTTCGTAAAGTTCATGCATAGCTTTATCCTCCTTTCTACGCTACCCTATCAATAACAAGGTTTGCGTTTTGTACTTCGATTGATGGTGTTGGAGTTGTTGCTGCATCAGCTTCAGTAGCGTCTACATAACGTACCGCAATGCTAAAGCAACATCCTTTAGGAACTGTAATCAATGCTGTGCTAGTTACATTTCCGTATTCATCAACCGCAGCCGGAGTATAAATTGCTCTACTTGTAAGTCTTGGTTCGCCTAATACACTTATAGCAATTGCTATAGGAGTTATTGCGCCACCGGTAGGAATTGCTATATTCCCGTTAAAAGTCACCTGATATCTAGCAAAACAATTGTTTGTGCAACCTTTAAGAATAAAAATACCTGTACCATCTTCGTGATAGACATATCCTTTATTACAAGGTATAGAATCAGTAAACAGGATCGGATTGTCTAAAGCGACATTCTGAACCGCATTTGATAAATATTCAGCCATAGGTCACACCTCCTTAGAAGTTACCGCAATTACATCCACCATTATTGCAAGTGAATATAGGGGTTCTTCCGTAAACAGGAGTTGAAGGAACAGGACAATTATTAAGTCTGTTGTAAAGCTGATCTACTTCATCAGCGAATCCCTGTGCTATAAAAGCGTTCTGTGCTGTCTGTGACTCTCTAAGAGTAGCCATGTTAAGCTGTGAACGAAGGTTATCATTTTCACGTTTGTAACCATCTAATTCAAGCGCACATAACTTGTCGAGAATAAGCTGGCTATTTCTGTTAGTAGCGTCAACAATATCTCTTGTGTTATTTGCATCTGCAAATCTTGTAGCTGCACTCTCGCTCTGAACTATGTTCTGTGTCTGGCAAGTTGCAAGCCTGTTATCGCAACAGCACTGTGCAAGCTGACTCTGAAGGCTAAACATCTGCTGCATATCTGCCATCTGTCTAGCATTAGCGCCCTGTTCAATGCTTGCAAAACCATTGCAAAGCTGTGTTGAAATGCCCTGAACTCCATCACGAATAGATGTAATGTTATCGTTCATAAGCTGATTCTGGAATCCTTCAGACGTAAGATTTGCCTGATTCATCCAGGGGTAAAGCATTGCGCCATCTGCAGCAAGTCCACCCATTCCACCGCCGAAGCCGCCCCATCCGAAGCCACCTCCGCAACAGAGAAGAAGAAGGATAATCCATCCCCAGTCTGAACCGAATCCACCACCGAATCCGTTTCCACCACCATACATAGGTCCGACAGGCATCACCATGCCACTTTCATCTGTTAAACTCATTGTTTCTACCTCCTAATTATTTGTGGTTAGCCATTATCACTATTGATAACGGGTTTATATAAAGCGTTTGCGCATAGCTTTCTAATTACGCTTAAAAGGATTGCTATTAAACAAGCTGTTCATTTGATCTATCTGAGATTGATTAACGCGACCACTATCCAACAGGTACTTCATAGCGTCCTGAGGACTATTAAGGTGTTCCTGAGGAATACCCATACGTTGTAACATCTGTTGAGGGTTCTGCATTTGTTTTGCGAATTGCATAATGTTCTGAATATTAAACATGGTAAATCTCCTTATTTCATCCAAAAATAGAGTACAGATTCGTCGCCGGACCGCCATGTATCATAAAAATTTCCGTCAATGACAGTAACGACGTGGTTTCCTGTGCCTAAAACATAAGTGCCGACAGGATTATCACGGGCGAACTCACGAACGGTATAGCAATCAATACACGGCAGATTTTCCTTGTAAAAGCCGTTCATTCTGAGGACAGCCGATATAACGTCGTTGTCGTTCATGATTGTACCCATCTGTTTTGACATATCAGCCAACATATCGTGCGCTTCATCCCAACTTACGCCGAGTGCTTTTGACACGGCACGGACAGAGCAATCGCCGACACTACGTCTATTCAACGGGTTATTATTAAAATATCTGTATCCCATAGTCGTTTCCTCCATGCCTTAATTACAACAAAAAAAGAGGACTCCCACAATAAAGTGAAAGTCCTCAAAAAGTATGGATTAAGTATGGTTAGAGATTTTAATCAAACACTCTTGCACAATTTCTTTAATCCTAACAGTTGACAGGTGATACTTTTCAGCAATTTCCTCATAAGTACAACCATCAACCTTATCATATAAAATTTTCTTGTTCCGAGCGTTCCACACATACTCAGCAATCAGATGTTCTAATTCTGATCGCGGTATATTCAGTTCGCTCATTTTCATAGGCTTATCTCCTATTTCTTTACGGCTTTAGCGCTCTCCAAACTGACAGGTCCGAACTGACCGTCAGCTTCAATCTTGACTTTTTTCTGAAATGACTTAACAGCCTTTTCGGTCAGCTTTCCGAAGTCACCGTCCACATCCAAACCATAGTCGCCGTACCAATTAAGGAACTTCTGTAAGTTCTTAACTTGCGCACCCTTGCTACCCTTTTTGAGAATAGGCGGTACTTTAGGGAACGTGCCACTATAACCCGCCTTTTTAGGTTTAGCGGGTGTTGGTTTCGGTGCGGGTGTAGGTGTCGGCTGAACATCTGTCGCAAGTGAATAGTCAGGACGACCATATCCGGCAATCCTGTAATAACCGATCGCATATTTCTTGCGGTAAACACCACCACCGTTAGCAACTACGCCCGATTGAGGTGATGTGTTGCCCTCAATTGTGTAAATGCTGTTGCCGTCGTATTTGTACACAAGACCAACATGACCGTACTGTTTGTTGCCGTCGTAGAAAAATACTAAGTCGCCGACTTTCGGAATCTTGTACCATCTGTTCATGTTCTTGAAATACTGAACGGCTGTCGGGCAATAAGCCGTCCAACCACCGAGCATTTTCTTAGCGATGTCAAGACCGTATGCCGTAGCGAACGACCACATTTGGAAGGTTTCACACCAACTAAAGCCGTCAGCAAACGGCGAACCAACCCACTTGTTCATATCACGACCGAACTTCGTGAAATTGTTATATCCCGCATTAGCGGTTTTGTCGTCAAGGTCTTTTGCTGATTTCTTTTCAAGATAACCGATTTCAGCTTCTTCGACCTTGATTACCTTATCAATATTGCTCATAGGGATTCACCTCCGTAAAATTAAGAATATTTGCCCGCAACGTACTTGCAAGTTACTCCTTGCGTGTTTGAAGCGTTACTCATGAATTTGAAGCCTGTACTTGTAATTGATTGGATACCTGTTTCGCCATCTGCCCTTCCGAGTTCTGGAAAATAAACAGACCATTCAATCGGATAAAGGTTCCAACATGAGTATTGATTGCCCCACGATGCTTCACGCCACCAATAAGCAACCGTGTCCTGTCCATTAAATGGTAAGGTGACTATTACGAAGTCAGGCTGAAAACCGCAATTAACTGTAACGGTTCCATATTGTGAGGTTGCACTTGTGAACGTGCCTGATACAACATTTGCGGGTACATTAACTGTTACGCTTGAATATCCATCAAGACTATCTGATGAAGCGTTATAAGTACCATTTGATGATATTGCTTTTGTGCCAACATTTGGCGAAACGCTGACAACTACTTTCGAGTAACCATCCGCACTATCCGAAGAAGCATTGTAAGTGCCGTTTGCGGAAATGTTTTTGGTGATTAAGGTTGCGGGTGTTGAACCACCGCTACTTCCCGTGCATCTGAAATAACTCATAACATCACCCTCACTTTCACTTTAGTTGCGCTACCTCTTGCCGTAAATGTCATTGTCATGCTACCGTTTGAAACCGTAACGGCTGTTGGACTCACACCGTATGTATCGGTGAAAATATCGTATGTTGCATCTGTTGTGATTGCAGAATCTGTAATGGTAAGTGAAGTTGCATTTGCCGAAAGTGTAGCTGTTATATCCTTGTAGAGCAACTTTTTGATTATGATGTCTGTATCCTTGACATAGATGCAAGTCTTAACCTCACCCGTATCCGCAAACACATTATTCTGCGCAAGAATGGAGTTAACTTGAGTAGGAGTGAGGGAGTAGGTGGAGTAGTCACCGCTTATCATCTGTACCTCTGCGCCTGTTGTGGGAGTGCCACCGCTTGAGTAGGCATCCCTATCAGAAATCCATTCACCATTAAGAGTTTCACCATTGTAAGAGTCATAATGAGGATATACCTTAAGGATACCATTTGTGACATCCAATTCGCCTTTATATACTGTGAGTGGATTTGTGCCATCGGTGAACTCGATGGTGGCAGTGGTATAGGTATTATCATATGGTGCAAATACAAATCCCGAATCAACAAGAGTCTGCGAGGATAAGTCCTTATCAGTATTACTATATGCTCTGAATGTAACTCTGATATATCTTGCGCTTGAATTACTGATATTGACTTCCTTAGTGCGCTCACCACTAAATGCAGTATCACCATTATCTATTCTGTTGCCTAAATAAGTCTTTGAAGAATCAAAATAAGCATAATTGATAAATGCCAAATCCTTAGTGCCTAAATGGTCTACACTCATCATGTAGTTTGTATTAGGGGTTATTGCGATATAATCTGATGTGATACGCACGTTAGTATTCTGAAAAGAACCACTAACATACTGACCTCTATCAATAGGCGAGTTTTTATCAAACAGATTGTCGCATACTGTCACATTACACTCATCCCATCCGCTTATAGGTCTTACATTACTCGGACTTGGTTCTCCCGAACCACTCTGAACAGGCTCGATTCCTACGATTAGGCTCTTTAATGGTAGTTCCGAACCGTCATCGAACGACGCTATGGTTCCACTTGCTGTGCCTGTAACTTCTGTTGCTGACGCAAGGTCGTTTATTGCACCCGTGATGACTTTGTTCTGCACCGGATTTTCGCTCGACGTCGAAAGTTCATCATCCACGGGTATAATCTTTGCGCCAAACTCTGACGCCCGTATCTTTCGTGTTCCCGCCGTATCATCGTCAGCACTTTCGGGTGTCGTGTTGTTGTCCATCAATATAAAGTCGTTGTCCTGTATGGTGTCTGTGGCTAATTCCTCAATTATCCTTTTCCCCATCAGCACTCACCTCACTTTCTTTAATCTTCATGGCTTGCTGATACTGTATCTCAGCTTGCCGTGTTAATTCGCTGTTTATTTGCTGAATCTTGTCACTCATGATCGTGGCGGGGATAGTCGCTGAATATTTGTTGACTATCCCGACCATGTCATCCATGAACGACTTGATCTCAAGTATTATTGTTCCGTCCATGTTTCGCTCCTTTATCCGTGGTAACAAATTATGTAGTTGAAACGATAGTTGCCCGCCGACGTTGTTCCGTCAAAATCAACCCACCAACCGCTTGAACTTCCGTTGTTCCAATGATATGTCGCAACAATGTTTTTACTTTGCGCACTTCGGTCGCCGTTACTTACAAAAACGGTTGTGTTTGATGCGTCTGAACTCGATTTGCCTAAAATCTGTGCAACCTGTGAATCCGTAAATAGCATATAGCTTGTTTGTGCGGGTAAGTTCTGTCTGACTACCGTTCCACATTTGGTTAGACATCCAATAGCATTGTTTATGCTATAAAATCCTGTGTCGCCCCAACCTGTACTACTACTTGCCAATTTGCCAATATCTAATGTAGCTATGCTATCTTGCGTGACTTTAAAATCTGTCACCCAACCCGAACTACCCATTGTCGAAAGCGATATTTCGTCGTAATCAATTTTGACTCTGTGTTGTCCTCTGCCGTTTCCTTTGTTGCCTTCTAATATCATGACGCAATCATCGGCATACATAACAAAATGACTATAAATATTTGAACTTGGACCTAACGGTTGTGTTCCGACCAACTTATCTAAGGAATTGCTCGATATAACAAACCCGCCTATGTCACCGCTTTCCGCGTGCATAGAACCCGCATTTGATACCGTGAATAGTCCACTTCCTAAGTCGATTGAACCGCCGTCTATGGCTAAATCATGGCACGTTACAACACCCGTTCTTGTTACGCTGAAATTCGGTGAGGTTATGGTTATTCCCGCATCCGCATTTAAGTCGATGTTTGCACCCGACAGATTGATGTTATCTGCCGTCACCTGGAATAGACTTGTTTCTGTTGACGGGTCAACACCTAACTCAACTTCAACAACTTTTCCCGCACCATTTACGGACAACACGGTACGATTGTTAAGCATTTCAAACGAGTTTGTGTATCTGTCTTTTGTTTTTTCGCTAATTTCAAGTGAATACTTGAACCCGCCCGTTTCAAACCGTTTTTTAGAAATCCTTAATATATATGCCGTACCTTGCTGTGGTTGAAATGCTGAATCTTTCGTTAAATAACCGTCGCCCTCATGCCATACAGGGAAAATATATCCTGTTCTTGACGCATTGATGTCGCTTAGTTTAGGAAGTTTTAGCCGTATAAAATAAGTGCCGTTTTTAGTCGTATCCCATACATGATTAAAAGTTACTTTAAATGCTGCACCTTCGTTTTCTTCGGGAACAAAGTCGCTGAACGAATCATCATCTGTAAGGTTTATCTCAACAATCTGTGCTTTTGACATTTCGTTTGACGAGCATACATGAGGTGTACCGCCCGACCATCCGTTGCTTTCTGTTCCTTTAAACATCGTGGTTGATATACCCGATGCACCCGTCTTGTTATGCCATAACACATATTTATTCACATATTCTGAAGCGTCAGGAAAATAGTTTGCCGGACTCAACCCCGTATCCGAATGTAGCGTGCTTATTACTTCTGCAAGTTTGGATTCACTCTCATATGCAACTACTCGTCCATAATATTCAGAATCCGATAATGCCGATGTCTTGCACGGGTATGCAAAAACTTCATCCAGACCGCTAACAGCTAACTCGATTTCATCCGATGTTTGCGTAATGCGTGTATTTGTCTGCTCAAACGCATCCTCGACCTCAGACTCAAATCGCTCAACGTCAATCGTCAGCTTATGGATTTTACCCATCGTTCTGTTGACTTGACTCTGTAAGCTGTTGACTTCGCTGCCACGATCTTTTTTGCCTGTTGCCGAAAGCGAATCCATCATGCCTTGTATTCCTGTCAGAACTCTCGACTTGACTATTGAGTTAATTGTGAACGGCTGATAACCTTGTTCGGCATCGTATTTTTTCGTGTTAATCACGATGTTAGTTCCAATCGGCAGACAAGGGTTTCCATATGTCGAAATCGTGTATGGACGATAGCTGAATGTTGAAATTGCATTAAGGATGTTTGTCAGCGCCGTGGTTAATGTCGTTTCGCCCTCGTCACCATAAACAAGCGGATTGTTTTCGATGATTAGCGGGTTAACACTTGTTCCGACGCTCGTTCCAACATCACTTGCTTCTGACCTTGCAACAACACCCGTAATCACATCTGTCGTATAGTCCTCATAAGTGCCTGTACCGTCTTTATAGAATCCTAACGTCACGGTGTCGCTTGTCGGCAAGCTGATATACTCAAACTCGCCCTCACGGTTTATGTGACCGAAACACGCATTAAGTTCGCATATGGCTTCGATGATTGTTTTTCCCGCAAGGTTATCGGATACAAAACCGCCCTGTGTGATGTATGAATCATTTATAAGTGTCGTTGTGACCTGTGTAATGCCTAATTCCTCAAAGAACGAATCACGCAAATCCTTAATAGTCATCGGAAACGTCAGACCGCTAAACCACTCTGTCACGTCAGCATTGAGGATGTCATACATAGCGTCGTAACACACAAGGTCACGCCACATCCTGTCGTTTGACGGCTTGTCGGAAAATACCTTGAATATTCCGTATGGAATTTCGGTATCCGTACCCGAACGATTTGCAACGACTATGTTCTCACCCTCATGGTCTACAATCTCGTTGTTGTCGCTGTCTATGAGGTTGACATATGATTGCGATATTTTCTGAGTGACCGTTAACGTCTTGCCCTCAAAAGAACCGCTATTGACGATACGAACCTTAAAGCAACTTGACTCGCAAGCGCCAAACATAAGTTGCTCGTCGCTACATAGCGATTCCTCTAAAGACATCTGCTCAGAACATATCTGTTCGTTAGTTATCGTGATGTCTGTCTGACCTGTTTCGCTAAATACTAATTCCATCTGCACGGGTTCGGGATGCTGATAATACTGATTGCTTTCACTTAATGTCACGTCACGTCACCCCCTTAGTATTCAATAAACGCAAGTCTGACAGGCTCATATATTTCCTTGTTCATGTGCGTATATTCCATCGTACCTGGCATATAAAAAGAACCCGTCTTGTAGGAATCGGATTCTTCGTCGTAATATTTTAATGGCACATCCCTGTTCAGCACGTTTGTCATGTTAGCCTTGATGTTATCCCATAAAGTTCTGAACTGTGCGTTTGTCAGATATGTGGTTTCGACCTCAACCTTATGCGCCGTATGTGGTAACACATTCCTGTGTAAATACCCGTTAGCGTCACGGTACGAATCAAGGTCTTGCACATTTGACGATGACTTGTATGTACTCGCCTTAAGGAAATCAAGGGGAATCTTGTAATCCCCTACTTTTATGAAATAGTTGCTAAAAGCCATAGGTCAAAATCCCCCTTTCTTAAAATACAAACGGACTATTGCCCGTCCTGTTGTTATAATTCTGTGCTTCGGAACGTGTTGCGTTAAACACATCCCTACTACTTATCGTTACATCTTTGTTTGCGATCACCTGAAGCAATCTGTTCTGTTCAGCAAGTAATCTGTTCTGTTCCATGATTGCATCGTAATTTCTGCTCTCAGAACCGTTATACTCGTAGTTCGATGTCGCAATACCGCTACTTATCGTTGCTGATGTCGGCATCTGCGGATTATAACGATACTTACTCACGTTTGCCATGCCGTCGAGCATTACGCCCGCAATCTTATTGATTGCTCCGAGGTTGTTTTCCAATGGCAATATTGCTTCTGCTCCGGCTTCACCAAAGATTACGTTTGTCGGCTTATTTGCATAAGCACCTTTTGCCGCAAATGTAGGAACTTTGTTTATGCTTACACCTGGAATTTTATTGATGGTATCAATTGCTCTATTGATTCCATTTGCCACACCGTTCCATGCCTTTTTAATAAAAGCTGAGAACGAATCATTAAAGGTTGCTGATATACTCAGCGCTTTACCTTTAACGGAATCCCATATGGATTTAACCTTTTCCAATCCTTTTAACAGACCGCCCTTAAGGTTAGCTGTCATGGATAATGTCTTACCGCTAATCTTGGAAACGGCATTTCTTATGTTGGTAACAACCTTTGAAACACCATCGGATAACGAAGCCTTAAGATTGATCTTTTTGAACTTCTCTTTGAGGTTCTTTAGTTTTTCCTTAATCTTGTCAATCTTTTCGGTGACATTACCCTTAATTGAAGCAGCAATCTCAGCGCCTTTTTCACGCCAACTCTTTATTGTATCTACAATGCTTTGGAATTTTTCTGATACCTTTGCACCGATGTTTATTACAAATTCTTTTCCAAAGTTTATGGCGGTTTTGATCGGGTTAACCAAATGTTCTGTCACCCAATCTTTTATGCCTGTTACCGCGTCCGTGATGCCTTTCTTTATATTGTTGACAATATCCTTGCCTATTGAAATCCATCCGGCAACTTCATCAAACAATGGTGTGAAATAATCTTCCATCATATCGCACCATGCTTCTTTTATGCCCGCCCAATCAATACCGTCGCCATCAGGACTCATTATGGTTTCGACAAACTCAGACCATGAAAAGTTTTCGTAATATGATGCAAGTTCTTCATCAAAGGTTTCTGCGATATTGCCGAACACCCATTTTGCACCTTCAAAGACAATCGTAAACTCAGCAATTGCAAGTGCAGCCTTAGCAATCGTAATAGGATTAGCCGCAAGGTACGATGTCATAGCTGTGCCTAACTTAGCCGATAATCCTGTAAGATTAGCCGCCGCAAACAAACCCGCAAGCGCGAGTCCAATTTTGGTTTGTGCATCGGCATTATTCCATAATCCCTCGATACAACTTGCAATTGCACCGATTAACGCTTTGCCGAATGTCAGTAGCTTTGCAGCTATGTCAGCTATTTGCAACCCATTGAGGAAATCAGCAATCTTTTCGCCTATCTGCTCAAAGTCTGTGTTTTCAAGTAAAGCAATTCCCGCATCGAGAATACCCGCTACCCATGTATGAACGGTATCACCGTATAACGTAAAATCACCTTTACCAAAAAATTTATTGATTCCTTCGGCTATTGAATTTCCAAATTCTGTCCACTCAAAAGTAGTTCCGAAACTATTGAGGAAACTGAAAGCTGTGTTAAGTGCGCCCGCAATCGTTTCGCCTGTTGCACCAAACAACTCTGGACTAATCAGACCGTTAAGGAACTCAGCAAGTCCCTCACCGAATCCCGACGCTTTTGAGTACACTTCGTCCCACGGGATATTCTCCATAGCGTTTGTCAGCTTTTCGCTTATGGCTTCGCCAACACCTCGCCAATCACCGTTCTTAATCTTTTCGGCAAGTTCTTTTCCGAAATCGCCTAACGCATTGTCAATGGATTCCTCAACATAGGTTACTTGGCTTGCGTCACCCGCCGCACCACCGCCACCGCCACCACCTGACGGATTGTTCGATGTGAGGTTGTTCAGTTCATCAAAACCTTGTAACTGTTTGTTAAGTTCTTTCTGCGCCCTTGCTGCACCGCCTGTTGCATCAGCAAGGTTGTTAGCATTTATGACCGCCTTACTGTATGTACTCTTGCCTGTCAGCTTTGCAAAGAACGCCGATAAAGCATTTGCCGCCGCAACAAGATAATTTATTAAGGTTTGTAAAGCGGGTGCGATCGCATTGAATATAGGTTCAAATGCCGCACCAAACTGATACTTAAGTAAGGTAAGTGAATTTTTGAGTGCTTCGACATTTGCCCTTGTGGTTTCCCAAAATGCGCCACTTTTCTGTAACTCACCAAACGACTCTACGATAGCCTTACGAAGTCGTCTGAAAAGTACATATAGCGACCTTATTCCGAATCCATATTTCAGGATTGTCATAAAGCCACGTTTAAAGCTACCATGCGCACCATTTGAACTGTGGTGTAAACTCAGCATATGTTTTGCCGCCTTTTTAACGGCATCACCGAGTTTCTTAAGCACGTTTACGGCACCTGTACCTATGGCACTCATGATTTTCTTGCCCGCTTCTGCGGCACGTTCTTTTAATGACAGGAAACCTTCGGATGCACCGCCGACCTCACCTTGCATTTCTGTGAGTCCCGCTTGCACACCCGCAAGTTCCTCACGCCATGCCTGAAACTTTGCCGTGTCTACGTTGCCACCCTTCATCATGTCATCGACCTGTCTTAGCTTTTCGCCGAGAACGTCAATGTCACTCTGTAAGTGGATGGCTTTACGGTCAAATGTCGTCATGGATGAACTGTCGCCACTCATAGCCGCGTTCTTATAGCTTTCAAGTCCGGCATATGCCTGTTTGATTCTGTCAAGTGACCTAACGACTTGTTTTTCCTCTTTAGTCATGCCCCTTGAATCAATGCTTATTCCTCTTGAAGCCTTCTGAATCTCTTGCATTTTCGACAAATCAAAAGAGTTAAGCATACTCTTAAGGTTCTTAAGCTGATTTTCGAGATTCTTTAGAGCATCCGAGGAACCTTTCGCCGTGGCGTCTATTTCCACTTGGACTCTATCTATTATTGTGTCAGCCATTCAATTTTTACCCCCCTTTCTCTGAATATTTCTTCGCAATACCTTTAGTCCATCCCATGAACTTAGCTATTGCCTTTTGTCTTTCTATCTCTTTTTCTTCTTCCGTTAACTCGAAAATCTGTATAGGCTTTGAAAGATATTCCGACTTTGCTTTTTTGCCGTTTAGACAATGGTCTACGGCTACCGTCATGGCACTTAGGAAGTAGTTTCCGACATACGCATATGTCAAATCGTTATTGCGTTTCTCTGTTTCTCGCCATGCTTTCTCGTAAACCTTAATTATTCGAGGGTTTGAACGCCAAAACTGTTCTTCCGTCATGCCGTATCTCAGACACGTCGGAAGGTACTGTTCCATCAGCCTTACTCTGATACTTCCTCGCCGTTCTTCTCTGTATCCTTCTTCTGAGAATCCGTCTTGCTGTTCCTGTCGAGGGAGCGAAAAAAATCAGAATCCTCTGCCTTTTCAGAGAATACCTCGATTAAGTCATTGATACCGCCGTTTTTGATCGAGTGCTGATTTATCTCGTCACCCGCTTTTGCAACGTCAACACCCATGCAATATGCGATGTAGACCCTTACTGTTGACAGCATCTTCTTGTCGATTTCCGTGACATCAATTCCGTTGTCACCTAAGTCACACAGGAAATTAAAGTCAAGTTCCTTTGCCTGATACACTTTGCCGTTAATCGTTATTCTTTCTGTTCCTTTACTCATTTATTTGCCCTCCGTTAAATAAAAAAATAAAGGCGCAACAATCAATGTGACTATTGCGCCGTTTGGTGTGAAAATTTATTTTTTCTGTTATTGTTTATGCACTTGCGCTGTCCGTAGGATTTACGGCTGTTTCCCATACAGGTGCGCCGATAGGAAGTACGTTAACTGTTACGTCAAGTACCGCATCAACCTCTGCTGCGGGCATACCGATTCTCGCCGGATCAACAGGCATAAAGAATGAATCTGAAAGTCCAGGAACGTAAAATACGAACCATGTTCTCTTAGATGTTGACTTGTTAGCATCATCTGTATCACAGATTGTTTCCCAAAGTGTGAAAAACTCCTGTGACATACCGAAAGTAATTCCGAGCGCACCGCCCATGTCCTTAAGACCTTCCATATACCTTTTCCACTCAGTATCATTGAGTGAGGTAATGTCAAGGGCGTTAGGTGTAGGGTTCATGTCAGGAATTGACTTCGGGTTAGGAAGGTTTGTATAGCCAGCCGTAGGACGAGTGCCACTTGTGGACTCGAAAGCATATCCTACACGGATTCCGGCTGTGCTTAAGTCAATTGCTACTGCCATTTATATTTCCTCCTTGTTTGATTAAAAAGTATCCCCGTTAGCGATTACACGTCGCATACGGATGATATATCTATGAAGGTTATTTACTTTGTTGTAAGTAGGTCCTGAAACCAAACTGTACCTAAGTGACTTCATAGCGTTTATGCAAGCTGTCGCAACTTTGAGTGAGTCCGACTTACTTGCGTTTGTTGAAACCTCTATCTGAAACGTATCTCTCAGCGCATTGATGTGAGTATTTTCAAGGTCGTTGCCGATTTCCGTAGGCTCTAACTCATGAACATATACGTTTGGAAATGACGGGGTTTTGTCATCAAGTTCCGTAGTAAAGGACATATTCGGGTACGCATTGTTTGTTAAGCGCGGAACCCTTATTTTCAGTTGTGTTGTAACGATTGACTCTAACTGTAATAAATCCATAACTTAACTCCTGAATACCGCTTTAGCCTTTTCTATGGCTTGATTCCTCATTGTTTCCGAAGCATAATAAATAGGCATTGACGCCTGTGTACCGATTGAACGTACAGGTTTGTCGTTGCCTTCTTCTCTGTAATACCAATAACCTGGATTTATGGCTTTGTTAGGCGGGTGTTTACTTGGATATGTGCCAACACCGTAGCCGTACTGTTCTGCATACGGATGTGTCATACCCGTGTTATAAGCAATACCCGAACCAAACTCGATAAACAGGGCGTCCTTACCCATAAGAGTAATGATCGCTGTGATGCGGTCCCCGTAATCTTGTATCGGTTCAACTGTGATAATGCCTTCAACACTATCGCCTATGGTTGAATTGAGTCTGTTTTCTGCTTCGATTTTTCCCGTTTCCAACAAGGCATTTAAAAAATCCCTCAACTTATCGTTAAGAGATTCCCTATAATCCTGTATTTCACGAATTGCATTGTCTATCGACGAATCGTTCAGTTCGACTTTGATTTTCATTTACATCAACTCACTTTATACGGACGGCGGGGTTGTTCCCTCGTCACCCTCAACACGTTTCTTAAGGATAAATCTTTCCTCGTTGATTGATGTTTTGATTGCTACTACTCTGTATTCCGCAGACTCAGGTATCGCGTGACCGCTTTCATCGACCTGTGGATAGTTCTTATGCCATATAAGTGTACGTTCATTAAAGGGCAACTCGCCCTTGTTTGCACTTATGACAGCACTATAATCACCATCATTTAAGCCGTATTCCGCAATTCGCGTTTCGCCTGAATTGAAACTGATATTCGCATAGAAATAACGCGGGGCATCGTAATATTCCTTAGACTCGATTACTACGGGATAATCAACCCCATCGACCTGTGTATATATTATGTTGCCGTCCTCGTCCCTTGCGTATATGTCCTCAGTATCACTTCCGAGTGGATAACCGCCGGATACAATGTAGTTTTCATCATTATCAATCAGCTTGTTACCGTTAGAATCCTGAATGATACTGTCAAGCGGGGCAGAATAATACATTTTCTGTTTGTTTCGCTTTAACTGTTTCATCCCTCAACCTCCGGCAATCCCGTCACAATTGATGTAAGGATAGACAGTATTCCCGCAAGTATGGATGCGCTTGCTACAAACAGCCAATTAACCTCAGATAATACAGTTGCACATCCAATAGTCGCTATGGCGGTCTGACAAACAGTTCTTATGGCTCTTATTCCGGCTTTTTTCAAAAAGTCCTTGTTAATTCCCATCGTCCCTATCCTCCTTTTGTCCTACTATTCCGTCCAATCTCTTATGTGCGGATTTTGTTGATTGCTCAACTATTACGACACGCTTATCAATCTCGTCAACACGTTTGCTCATGGTCGATAAATCCTGTTTGATGTCCTTGACATCACTCGATATATCATCCAACTTAATGTTGATCTTCGTATCACGCGCCGCTTTTTCCTCTATGTCTTTGACATCGTTACGCCGATTGCTTTTAAGTCCAAAATACACAGCAAAAGCAACCGACACGATTCCGACTAAAACTGATATTTCGATAGTCATGTTGATTGCTCCTTATCTTAAGTGTGTCGCCCACCACCAATTTTACACACACCCTTGCATTAAGGATGTCACGAAGGCACAACACCCTCAACACGCACATCTTCTATGTCTTAAAACATTTTGCAATATGGAATTACACCATTGAAGCACTTTGCACGCTCAAAATATGAACGGCTCGTCCCGTTCTCACTATGACTTTCTTCGCCCTCTGCTCCGAGTTTGGTGTAATCATACTTTGCAAGGTCTTTGACATTCGATATGTATTTCTGCATATCAGCTTCAATTGAAGCGGCACTCATACCACTTGGATATTTCCGTGCCGCCTTAATCTCTGCTATTGCATCGTTGAGGATTTCCGTTAATATGGCTATATCCTTTTCCTCCGTAACTTCCAATGTGATTTTTAGTGACTCTAAAATTTCATTGAATGTTGTTGTGTCCATATTATGTCCTCACTTATATCGTTGCTTATGCTGACGGTGAATCGCCGATTGTACCAACTACAACACCGTAAAGGTTCTCAGCGAAGATCTTGATGCCGGATACTACGGAATCATTTACTGTATCTCTGTCATAATCAGGATACTCATGTATTCCGATAAGTCCTGTCTGATCGGTTGTGAACTGGAATCCTTCTGTGATGTCTGCTGTTGCAGCGTTTACATAGTAAAGTACAATGTTGTCCTTTACTGTTGCGTAAATCTTGCCCTTAGGAACATCGCTGTTAAGGAAACAATCACCGAGTCCGAGGAAGTTTTCAAGGTATGTCATACCGAAAAGTGTAGCAAGATTAGCGGGTGTTGAACCGAGATAACCGGCTACATCAAGAGGGTTCATGAAGAATACAGGCTGTGCGTCTGTGTCCTCGAAGATAACCTGAAGCTGTCCCCATGCGTTAGCAAGGGTATCCTGGAATCCATCACCTGTTGCGGTTCTTGTTCCTGTTGCAAGGAATGTGAAGAAATCACTTCTGATTGCTCTCTGAATCTGCTTAAGCATCTTGTTAGTAGTTGCTGTTACAGCCTGATCGTATCCCTTGTCATTGATAGCTTCGATTGGTGTAGACTTTCTCCACTTTTTAAGTGTGATCTCGCCGATTGCCTCCCATGTGGTAGCATACTCTGAAAGCGGAATGATCTCGCCCTCAGGAACGGCACCATTTTCAAGTGTTCCGGTCACTTTCATAACCTTAAGTACGGAACCTGACTCTTTCTGAATCTTTCTCGTAATACCGAGCGCTTCAACAAGTTTGCGGATGTCGCCGTTGAATAACTCAACGAACTCTATCTCACGCACTCTGGCAAAATTAGCAGACTTACTAAGCCTTGCTTCGGCTTCATTAGTAACGTTAGTAGGCATATTGTTTTCCTCCTATAAAAAATTTTTATCTAAATAATTCAATGTTTTCCGCAATAGCCTTACGTCTTTCTTCGCCGTCCTTAATCGCCATAATCTGCTCTTTAGTCATTGAAGCGTAAACGCCTGTTTTGGCACGCGG